TTAACATTTACCAACGATAGAATTGTTGGTACAGGAACTTTTGCATCTTGGTCAGTTAACTTAGACGGCGCCGTAGGTATTCAGGGAACTACAGGTTCACAAGGAACTACGGGTTCTCAAGGAGCCACAGGTACTCAGGGCAATACAGGTCCTCAAGGAACCACTGGCTCTCAAGGAACCACGGGTACTCAAGGCGCAACTGGAACTCAAGGTATTCAAGGCATTACTGGTCCTCAAGGTACAACGGGCTCCACAGGTTCTCAAGGTACCACTGGTATCCAGGGTGCTACGGGTTCTACGGGCGCACAAGGCTCTACTGGTTCTACAGGAGCGCAAGGAACCACTGGTTCTACAGGCTCTCAGGGCGCTACAGGAACGCAAGGTACGACTGGTTCTCAAGGCGCAACAGGTTCACAAGGAACTACTGGCAGCCAAGGCACTGCTGGAACTCAAGGCACGACGGGTACCCAAGGCACAACGGGTGCTACGGGTTCTTACGGCACCTCTGCGGCTTTGGCTGCGGCTCTATCTGATGAGACTGGTACTGGTGTAGTTGTATTTGGAACTGCCCCAACAATTTCTCTTCCAGTAATTGATAACTTTAAGTTGGGTTACTCAACTACAGCAACTGCTGGAACAACTACAACACTTCTTGTTTCAAGCAATAACCAACAATTATTTACAGGCTCTACAACTCAGACAGTAGTGATGCCAGTTGCAAGCACAATGACAGTCGGTATGCGTTATGTCATTGAGAATAACAGCACAGGTAACCTAACGGTTAACTCTTCTGGCGCTAACCTTATTGCCACCGTAATCTCTGGAACAAGTATAAAAATCAACTGCGTATCTACCTCTGGAACAGATGCAACTTCTTGGGATTATGAGTACATTGGCTTTAACAGCATCACTGGTACTGGAGCAAACGTACTTGGTATTGGCCCAACAATCTCTAACCTAACGCTTACAGGAACACTAACTGCAGGCTCTGCTGTTGGTACAAGTGGTCAAGTACTTGCATCTACTGGTTCTGGAGTTCAATGGTCTACACCTGCGGCTGGAGCAGCCTTCTCTGAGTTAATGCTGATTGGCGCCTAACTACCGCTAGACTCACCCCATGAATCTGGTACAACAATCGGTACAACAGGGCGGAAAATTAAAGCCCCTCATTATCCCTGCAATCGTTACTGGTGGAACTGGGTTAATGAACCCATCTGTCTTTATAGATGATGATGGCGATATCCTTTGTATTTTGCGCCATATCAACTACTCACTTTATCACGCCGAAAATGACCAACGCTTCCCTAGCGTCTGGGGTCCACTGGCATATCTACATCCAGAAGAAGACCAAAGGCTAGTAACTGCTAATTATTTTTGTCGCCTTGATAAAGACTTAAACATCATTAACTACACACTTATTGATACAACAAAATTAGACGTAAAACCTATTTGGACATTTGTTGGCGAAGAAGATGCACGCCTTGTTAAATGGGGCAAAAAGTATTACGCCACAGGCGTTAGACGAGACACCACCACCAACGGTCAAGGCCGTATGGAACTATCAGAGTTAAAAATTGATAAGAAGAAATGGACTGCTAAAGAAGTATCTCGCATAAGAATTCCAGCCCCAATAAATGAAACTTCTTATTGCGAGAAGAACTGGATGCCAATTTTAGATAGAGAGTTCCAGTATGTTAAATGGACTTCTCCAACAGAAGTAGTTAAGGCTAATCCTAAAGAACCTACGTGCGAGCAAATATCGCATAAAGACGGAAAAACTGTTAACTCTGACCAACGTGGTGGTTCTCAAGTTATTAAGTGGGGCAATAAATATATTGCTATAACCCATGAGGTAGTTTTATTCAGTAACTATATGAAGCAGAAAAACGCTACCTATCGCCATAGGCTATGCGTATGGAATGATGAGTTTGTGCTGGAGGGTATGTCCCCGTCGTCCTGGTCATTCTTGGATGGGCAGATAGAGTTTGCCGCAGGTGCTGCTCAACTAGGCGATGACTTGTTGATAACCTTTGGCTACGTTGATAACGCTGCCTTTGTACTGCAAGTTCCAGGAGCGTTAATAGATAGCATGATTGCAGAGGCGATTAATGTTTAAAGTCATAGACGAGTTAGTTACCGAGTTAAGCAATGACCCCTTTAATCCAGTGCTCTGCTTTAATATTGCTACAGAATACAAATCTATTGGGCAGACTGCATCGGCTATATCTTTTTACTTAAGAACTGCAGAGTATGGCTATTACACTCATCCTGAGTACGTGTACGCCTCGCTATTAATTTCTGCAAATTGTTTTGAGATACAAAAAAATAGACAAGCAACAGTGCAAAACTTATTTCTAAAGGCTGCGGCATATCAGCCAGGAAGACCAGAAGCGTGGTTCTTACTTGCTCGCTATAGTGAGCGCAATAAAAATTGGCAAGAGGCTTACACGTATGCAGAGACTGGTCTCTATAGATTATCGGGCAATCACGCACCACTTCCTACTGGTGTGGATTACCCAGGAGATTTTTGTTTAACATTTGAAAAGGCTGTATGTGCTTGGTGGGTAGGACGCCAAGATGAAAGTCAAGAGTTATTTACTAAACTATCTAAAATGGTTTTGCCCCCAGAGTACGCCACCACAGTAAAAAGTAATTTAGATTTTATGGGCGTAGGACAAGAGTTAGTTGAATCTCATTACGATAAATATCTTAGTGATGGCTTTACCAAAGTTGCTGGATGGGTAGTACAGACCCTGCCTGAGTTTATGAAAGTTCTTAATGTGGATTGGAACAAAGAGGGTGGCGTTGCAGAAATTGGCGTTTATATGGGGCGTTTCTTCCTTCTTCTTAGAAATATGATTGATACCCTAGAGCCTTCTTACGCCATAGATATCTTTGAAGACCAGCACCTCAATAGTGATAGTAACGGTGGTCAGGGCTCCACAGATATTTTTATTGAAAATTTAAAACGCTACGATAATTTTGGCGGAGATAAAGTGCTCATTGTTAAAGGAGATTCTACCTCTGGAAAAGTTAAAGCACATCTAGATGAGAAAATACCTGCTGGTTCCATACGCTACTTCTCTATAGACGGCGGTCATACAAAGACGCACACGCTCAACGATTTAAAATTGGCTGAAAAATATGTCAGCGATACGGGCATCGTCATACTCGATGATATTACCCACCCGCACTGGCTGGGGGTTATGGATGGCCTGGTCGAGTATCTGCGAACCTTTCCAACCTTAATTCCATTTGCAATTGGGCACAATAAACTATTCCTTTGCAAGTACCCTTATCACAACAAGTACTTGGAAGTAGTAGAAAAAAGCGCCTTTGGAATTGAACTTATTACCTTTATGGGATACCGATTATGGGTCTCAGAAAAAGTTTATATCCAATAAGTTTTAACCCTACATCAGACCAATTATAAGGCATACTTTTACCATCCCCTTCGAAGGAGTTTATCTTGGCAACAACATATAAAGTATTAGGTCAAGTAGCAACGGCTACCCTTGGCGCCACTACCGAAGGAACCCTATACACAGTTCCGTCAGCAACTCAAGCAGTTGTCTCAACAATCGTTATTGCAAACCAAGCAGGTTCATCTGCAACGTACCGTATCGCGGTTCGTCCTTCTGCGGATAGTTCAACTGCCGCAAAGCACTACGTTGTATACGGAGCAACAGTCGCGGCATCTGACTCAATCATGTTAACTCTTGGCATTACTTTAGCAGCAAGTGATAAAATTCAAGTCTATGCTTCTACAGCCACCATGTCGTTTTCAGTATTTGGAAGTGAGATTGCATAATGGCGATTCGGAAGGCAAGCAATTCAGGTATTGCAGGCGACCGTTATTCGGACGCTAGTGCTGGCACATCAAAAATTGTAGATGTTCCTGATGCACCTTCAATTGCATCAATTACTCCAGTGGATTTGGGTGCAACTATTGCTGTAACTGCTGCAAACAGTGGTGGAATACCGACTACATACACCGTGACTTCGACTCCTGGCTCATTAACTGCTACTGGAACAAGTCCAGTAACTCTTACTGGTCTTACCCAAGGAACTGCTTATACCTTTAAAGCAAAAGGAATTAACGTAACTGGAACTGGTCCTGAAGGACCAGCATCCAACTCATTTACTGCACAAGCAGCATCATGGACATTGGCACAAACCGTTAACTCAACAACAAATTACACAGTTTCTTCTGGCGCTACTGAAATTGCTGCATTTGCAATTGGTGGTGGAAACGGTGGAAACTCAGGAGGAAATAGCGGTCCTGCTGCAGGCGGTAGCGGTGGCAATGGTGGATTAGGCGCAGGTGGCAGAACACTAACTAACGCTGGTACAACTTATTTAGTAACTATCGGCGGTTCAGGGGGCGGAACTAGTTCAGTTGGAAATTTTATTACAAGTAATGGTGCTGGAGATGGGTATATTAAAGCAACTGGTAATGGAGGAGGCAACGGTGGTGGCGGTGCTTCAGGAAATTATGGTTATACTGGTTTAGGTGGAGGTTCAGGAAATGCTGGTGGAAATATTGCGCTTTCTGGAATAGCAACTATTCAATACGGAGGAGGAGGAGGCGGAGGCGGTAGCGGTGCTTTCGTTGGCGCTAACACGGGTTGTGCTGTAAACGGTGGCGGAGGCGGTGGCGGAGGTTCACCTGCTGGTGCCAACGGTGGTGGCGGTGGAAGCGCTGGATTTAACAATAGTTATTGTGGTACATATGCAAATGGCGGTGGAGGCGGCGGTACAGGTTCACAGCCAGGCGGCGGCGGTGGCGGCGGTGGCGGTGGCGGTTCTTGGCCAAGCGCAACTGGTAGCCGTGCTGGTGGCTCTGGTGGCGCTGGTGGTGCTGGTCGAGTTATCATTTACGAAAAGAAGTTTGCATAATGGATACATTACACGCATGCATTACAAATAATGTTGTTACAAATGTTATTATTTTGGATTCTCAAAATGTTGACATTATTCAAATTGTAAAAGATACTTTTGAATATGACTTTGTTATTGAAGCAAGTGATTCATTAACAGCGGTTGGTTGGGCTTATGACCCCGTTATTGGTTCTTGTATAAACCCTGAAACAAAAGATGAATAACAAGTATTTACTAACTCAGAAGTAGAAAAACCGTCTAAATAACAACCATAATTAGACATAATTTTTATAAATAGTTATGCTGTACGGATTACAACGAGGAGCATTATATGAAAATTATTTTTACGGACATTCAAAATCCTAAAGGAGTTTTAGAAAAACCTAAACCCGCCATTGAATACATACCTCAATGGTATAAAAATGCAAAATCTTATTTAGATCCTAGTGGTAAAAAAGCACCAACAATAGACGGCACACCCATGGCTACTGTGAAAAGGTGTATGCCTTTGTGGGATATGATGACTGCTGGTTACATTATGGAAACTCCATATGATATTTATATTCGTCAAACTCCTGAAGGCCCTTATTTTCAATGGGCAACCAATGATGCAATACAATTTCAAATATTAGATCAGTTTCAAAACCATCCTTATTCAAGAGACATTAACTATGCTGTAAGAATTGTAATACCTTGGTCAATTAAAACTCCAAATGGTTGGTCTATTATGGTTATGGAACCTCAACATCACGAACCTGGACCAATTACTTGCGCTAGTGGAATCGTTGATACCGATACCTACTCTCTTCCATTTAATATGTTTTTAAAATTACGTGATCCAAATTTTGAAGGAATGATTCCTGCTGGAACTCCATTTTTACAAATTATTCCCTTTAAAAGAGAATTATGGGTTTCTTCTTTAGGAGGAAAAAAAGAACAAAAAAAATATGCTATAGATATAAGTAAGTTTAACCGAGTATTTTTTGATCGTTATAAAAAATTTTGGTGGAGTAAGAAAGAATATAAATGAAATTTAAAAAAAATAAAAAAACTAATATTAGATACTTTACAGATTTAATTTTTTATAAAAATCCTTTTATTTCAGCAAAAATGGTTATTCCTGATTGGTATAAAAATACATCAAAATATTCAAAAGATCATAATCCAAATAGAATTCCTTATGTAAAATCTTTTAAATCGTGTGTACCATTTTTAGAATCTTTTGCTACAGGATATGTTTTAACTACTCCGTGCGATATTGCAGTTGATAACTTAACAGACATAGATACTGTTATTACATGGAATGAAACGTTAGGATATGTGCCAGTTTCTATTCGTATTGATTTAGAACTTAATAATCTTCTTCCTATACCCGAAGGATTTTCTTCTCAACATTTTGTTTGGGTAACTCACGTTTACTATGAAATACCAGAAGGATACAGTGCTTTAATTACTCATCCTTTAAATCGTCATGATTTACCTTTTACAACATTAAGCGCAATAGTAGATGGACGTGTAATTTTACAAAAAGGAAATGTACCAGTATTTTTTAATAAATCTTTTAATGGAATTATTCCAAAAGGCACTCCTTTTGCACAAATTATTCCTTTTAAAAGAGAAAATTGGAATTCTAAAGAAGATCCTTTATTATTTGAAGAAGTAAATTACAATACTTTTTTTTCTAGATCTACTGCAAATAATTGGTACAAATTAAATTTTTGGCGTAAAAAAACTTACAATTAATTTTTTAAAAAGGTTTATAAAATGAATACTATTGTTTTTACAAACACAAGTGGCTTTGATGATTTAGAACAACCACTACCTTCTTTAAAGTTTGTTCCTGAATGGTATAAAAATACTGACTCATATGTTGGAGGAGTTAAAAAACCAAATGGTAATGCAGGAACTCAAGCAACTATTAAACGCTGTATGCCAGTTTTTGATGCCATTGTTGCTGGATACATCATTACACTTCCTGCTGATGTGTATGTTTCAATACAAGAATATGAACCAAAAGATGCTGAAACTGGTGAGGTTGTTACAGATTTACCAAACAAAAAAATGCAACATTTTGAATGGTCTAATTTTGGACTTGTAGGTTTTCACCCTATTGAGCAAGCCCCAGAGCACCCCGCACGCAATGAACACCCTTATGCTAAGTGGGTTAACCCATGGTCAATTCGAACCCCTAAAGGCTACTCAGCCTTTTTTGTTCAACCCATGCATCGAGAATCGCCGTTTACCATTCTTCCTGGAATTGTAGACACCGATGAATATTTTGCGCCCGTTAATTTTCCCTTTGTAATTAACGACCCTAATTTTGAAGGACTTATTCCAAAAGGAACTCCTATAGCCCAAGTCATTCCGTTTAAAAGAAACGATTGGGAATTGCAAATAGGAAACGCTACAGAGTTAAAAGCACAACAAAATATCACTACTAAACTTCAAACTAAATTTTTTGATAGATACAAAACTATGTTTAGACAAGATAAAACCTATAAATGAGGGACAATATCCATTATGCGTGGAAACAAAGTACAAGGTAGATTTAAAATTGATTTTGAGTCTGCCTCTATGGACGAAGGCATTGTTGACGAACTTCGTGACCCTGTAGGAACCACCGTATCTTGGTGGACTTGGGACCCCAATGTCTTGGCTTCGCATTATGCCAATTGGGTGGACCCCATCTACGATGTCTCTAACCAAGAAACGGGCAAGGGACGCCGTTGGAATAACCCATTTGATTTGCCTGTAATTATGGCTCAACAACTTCGTGGAACCAACGTCATGAATGAGCGCGGCTACTACACCACAGATACCTTGCGCCTAGTAATTGCCGTAGACGATTTAAACCGTCTTCTTCCAGAAATGATTGCAAATCCAAACCTCCACATTAAAGACCGCGTCGTATTCCAAGGAGAAGTATTTGTTCCTGCGCGTGTTTTACCCCGTGGACGTTACAAGGACCGCTATTCTGTAGTCACCATAGACTGCAACCAAGTCAACGCCGAAGAAATGGTTAACGACCCTCAGTTTCAGTCCTATTCTAACTAGGAGATTATTGTGGAAGACTTTGAATTAGAAATTGACCCTTCACTATTTGAAGAAGATTTTGACAGTGTAGACTTGGAAGACCTTGATGATTTTGAGGATGAAGAGGAAGAAGGCGAGTAATGGCTACAACTCCGAAGAAAGTTTCTAAAGGCAAAGTTGAAATTGTTATGAAAGAATACAAAGCGGGTAAGTTGCACTCAGGAAGACCTGGTCCTGGTAAAGGCCCAATTGTTAAATCAAAAAAACAAGCAGTTGCAATTGCTATGAGCGAGAGCGGCATGGCAAAGAAGAAAAAAAAGAATGGCTAAAACAATCAAGGTTGCTGGTGAAAAGCACACCATCAAAAAGAACAAGAGTGGCGACGTCATTGTCGACCACGCTGGCAACAAGGGCAAGTACGACAAAATTAATTTAACCAAGAAGGCTGGCTCTAAGACTATTGCTCAAGGAGTAAAGGCCACAAAAGATTGGCATAAGAAAAATGGCTAGTGAAGCATGGCAAAAGAAATCTGGTAAGAATCCCAAGGGTGGACTTAATGAAGCAGGTCGCAAGTCTTATGAAAAGGCTAACCCTGGTTCTAATTTAAAGCCACCAGTTAAGTCTGGTAACAATCCTCGTCGTGCATCTTTCCTTGCTCGTATGGGCGGAAATCCAGGACCAGAACATAAGCCCAACGGCGAACCAACAAGATTATTATTATCTCTTCAGGCATGGGGTGCAACATCAAAGGCCGATGCTAAGAAGAAGGCAGCAGCAATGCACAAGAAGAATCAGAGAAAAAAGTAATGGCATCGCAAGGACCGTGTTGGGATGGATATGTACAAAAAGGCATGAAGATGAAGAATGGAAAGAAAGTTCCTAATTGTGTACCAGCAGGTAAAGGAGTAACAAGTGGAAAAAAAGTCAGCAAAGCCAAAGCCAAAGTCAAAGGTTAATGAGGCTGGTAATTACACCAAGCCTGGAATGAGGGCGTCCTTATTTAAAAAGATTAAGGCGGGGTCTAAAGGTGGAGACCCTGGAGAATGGTCAGCACGCAAAGCCCAACTTCTTGCTTCTGAATATAAGAAATCAGGCGGAGGATACAAGAACTAATGGCTCTTGCAAAACCACAGCAATCTTTAAAAAATTGGGGCGATGAAAAATGGCGCACTTCCGATGGCAAAGAATCAAAAGGAAAAAAGCGTTACTTACCTGACAAAGCATGGGATGCTTTATCTCCTTCAGAAAAGGCTGCGACCAACAAGGCTAAGGCTAAGGGTAATAAAAAAGGTAAGCAGTTTGTTGAGCAACCTAAAAAGATTGCAAAAAAAACCGCTAACTACCGATAGGAGAAGGACATGTGCGCTACCTGCGGATGCGGAAAGCCTAAAGATAAGCACGGAATGAAGACTCTTGCTGCGGCAAATAAAAAATTTGCTAAAACCAAGAAAAAGCCAACTAAGAAGAAAGAGAGCAAGTAGATGTGTAAGTCATGTGGGTGTGGTTGTTCAAAGCCAAATTGTAAAGGCGCTTGCAAGAAGGGCGCTAAGACGTTATCTCCAAAGCAGAAGAAGATTGCTGCCGTTGCTGGAGATAAGAGCAAGATTGATGCGGCTGATTTTGCAGCCCTAAGAAAGAAGAAAAAGTAATGTGCGCTACCTGTGGTTGCATGGGCAATATGAAGAAGGCAATGAAGAAGGCACCTGCTAAAAAAGCACCTGCTAAGAAAGCACAGCAAGCAGCAATTGCAATATCAAAGAAATCTATGATGAATAGAAAGAAGGGAATGTAATGTGTAAATCATGTGGATGTGGTTGTTCAAAGCCAGGATGTAATGGCGCTTGCAAGAAAGCAGATAAGAAGCAAGATGCTAAGGTTATGAAGGGCATGGACTCAGCGCAGAAGAAGAAGTTTGCCAAGGCTGATAAGGCCATGGATAAAAAGAAGCCATCTCGTGCAATGGACGAGAAGATGGATAAGGCGTTAGCCAAAAAGATTAAAAAGAAGTAAGTAGTTAGGGCCCGAAAGGGCCCTTTCTTCTTTATCATTGCGGTATCGAGAGTGCATGCGTACCTCGTGCAGACCCACTGCTTGCGATGAAAAGGGGATTACTTATGGCCTGGAAGCCATGGTACGAACAGGTTGCTGAAATGAACAATCAGCACGAGCGTGAAGAATTTATTAAGGGCGTGTTTGGATTCCGCCCTACCGAAAAACGCCCAATCGTCGCAGGTTTAATCTTAGCCTCTACTGCTGCTTATATTGCAGGAGGAGTAAGAACTGTGTCGAAGGCGAAGAAAAAGAAGTGAGTTATCTTTTACAAGTAAAGGACTCATTGGCTAAAGCCACTAAAGACACTGCTCGCTTTATGTCAGCCCATCTTCGTATTGAGGCTCGTAAATCTGGCTGGCCTGATGACGTTGTCCGCCACCTGTCTGTACGCCATAATGATGGCGCTTTTACAGTCCACTCCCATGAAGACCACCGTAATAGAGTTATGGACCTTGAATACGGGAGCACGTCTCAACGCCCAACTGCTGCAATCCGTCGTTTTGGAAACCGCACAGCAACATCAGAGAAGTTTTTATTGTCTCAAACGTCTAAATATTTGAGGGGGCACAAATGACATTTTTACTAGCAGAAGATGAAGCATTACGTAATCTTCTTAAGGACATGGTTGTTACAGACCAAAAAGCCACGGGCAATGGAACGCCTCGAAAAGTAGGGGTGTGGTTTGGTCAACCTGACCAAGAACTTACTGACCAAAAATATCCGTACATCACTATTGATATGATTGATGTTGGAGAAGATACTAGCCGTGCCATGCGTGGTCGTGTAAAGCCAATGTATCTTGATAACCCAGCGCAAATGACACAAGCAATTGCGTATAATCCAGAATTACATAATTGGGATATTAGTTATCCTATTCCAATTCGCATTGACTATCAAATAACTACGTACTCTAGACAACCACGCCACGACCGTGAACTACTGGCTCAGTTGCTATACACAAAAATTCCACTTCGATTTGCTGTGCTACAGCCTACTGATGGCACAGTACGTCGATTGGATGTTCTAGATATCTCTAAAAGAGATGTTACTGAACAAGGAAAGCGTTTATTTGTAAACGCAATTACGGTTCGCATCTCATCCGAGATTGCACCAGCAACATACAACCAACTCTATAAGGCGCTAAATATCCGCGTTACAGGCACAACTGGTTCCCAAAAACTTGGAAGAAATCAGTTTAATGCCATCGCTCCGATTACTATACCAAAACCATAAGGAACCATTACCCAACTAGTTAGGAGAAGAAATGGCATATAGCCGCCCAGGTGTTTACATTACTGAACGCCTTCTACCACCAGTAGTTCCAAACGGAGTTACTGCAAATGCTGCTGGCGCTGTGGTTGCACCTTTTGCACAGGGACCAGAGATAGTCACGCTTGTTAATTCTTGGTATGAATTTACCAAGTACTTTGGAGGTTATAACGCCTCCTATCCAGCAACTTTCCAAGTTGGAGCATTCTTTGCTAATGGCGGACGTGAACTTTATGTCCAACGCTTATTGGCCGCAAATGCTGTTGCTGCATCTATTTCTTTAGTAGATTCAGGTAGTACAGCACGAGTAACTGTTACATCTAAAAATGCTGGAACAGATGGAAACAACCTCCGCGTAGTAGTTACTGCAGGGTCTGTTGCAAGCACATACACATTAACTCTCTTTAAAGAATCAGGAATTGCAAATAACATTACTGACGATATCCTTTTAGAACGTTATGAGAATGTTATATTTGATGATGCAACATCAAGTGATTTTGGTCCAACTGTAATCAATACTGTTTCACCAAATATTTCTGTTGCTGTTATTGCTGGATATGCTGGTCAAAACATTACCAGTGCAACTTACCCACTCACCAGTGGAGCAAACGGCACAGCAACAGCGTCTACTGATTACACCAATTACAAGGCCAGCGGTTCTTCGGTCTTTAATCGTTTTACTCCATTAGACCGTCCGCTTGTAGTATTTTTGCCAGATGCAAACGCATTAGTAACAACTCCAAATGCTGTATTTGATGCAGCAACATCTTGGGCAGAAGATAACAATGGCTTTATTGTCCTTGGAACTGACCCAGACCTAACTGTAGCAAACGCTGTTTCATTTGCAGGAAGTTTAAGAAGCACCAGCAATGCTGCTGTTTATTATCCAAACATTTATGTTGCAGACCCACTAGGACGTGGAACAGGGGCCTTGCGTAAAGTTGAGCCTGCTGGTGCAGTTGTAGGTCTTTACCTTTCAACAGATGCTAACCGTGGAGTCTTTAAGGCTCCAGCAGGTATTGCAACTACCGTTCAAGGAGTTGTTGCTGTAGAGAAAACATTTACATCAACTGAACTGGACACCATGAATGCAAGCACATCTCCTGTAAATCCAATTCGTCAGATACCTGGCGCTGGTCTTGCAGTGATGGGTGCTCGTACCCTTAAGCAAGACGGCACAGCAAATAAGTATGTAAATATGCGCCGTTCGCTTATCTTTATTCGTAAGAACCTTAAGAATCTTTCAGAGTTTGCAATCTTTGAAAACAATGATGAGCATCTTTGGTCTCTTATTCGCACTAGCCTAGGCTCATTTCTCAATGAGTACCGTAACCAAGGCGGTCTCCGTGGAGCAACCGCTACTCAGGCTTACTTTGTTAAATGTGATAATGAAAACAACACAGCACAAACAATTGCCAATGGAGAGGTTCACATTCAAGTTGGTGTGGCGCTTCAATACCCAGCAGAGTTCATCGTCATCGACCTCAGCCAAAAGACGCTGAATTAATCCAAAGGAGAAATCACTAGATGCCTACAATTATTAATAATCGGTCATCATTAATTACCGACCCGTTACGTAACTTTAGATTTTTGGTTACGTTTAAATCTCTTACAAGCGCAACAGGCGCTACCCCAAGTGCTGCAACCAAAATGCTAGAAAATTCTACAACTTTTGGTTTTACTTCTGTGTCAGGAATGGCTGTAACAACAGACTCTATTCCTTACCGTGAAGGCGGATATAACACAACAGTTCATCAAATTCCAGGACAAACAACATTTGCTCCAATTACATTGCAGCGTGGAGTTATCTTGGGCAGCAACCAAAACTATGAGTGGATGCGTAATCTTTTTGCAACTGTTCAAGGCGGAGGCTCAACTCGTGGTCGTACGGAAAACTTCCGTTGTGACCTTGAGATTGCCGTTCTCTCTCACCCAATCCCATCAGCAGGAGAAACTGCTGAAAACTCGCCTGCAAAGACAGACCATGTAGCGATGCGCTTTAATGTGTATAACTGCTGGCCTACTGCTGTAGCGTACTCAGACCTCAACGCTGGTGACAACGCACTCTTTGTTGAACAGATGACTCTTGTCCATGAAGGATTCGATGTTAACTGGGCAGCAAACTTAACCGACAACGCAGCAGCATTCCCAGCCTAAACTAAAGGAATAATATGACGAACACAATTAATGCAGCGGCTAATCCCGCATTGGCAAACGATATATTAAACAAAGCGCTAAACGAAATGCCTTCTCAGGAAAATATGCCTGAAATTGTTTTACCTTCGGACGTAACTGTTGACCTTCCTGGTGGCTATATCACAGCCACTGGGGAGGTTCTCAGTACTGCAGAAGTAAAGGAACTTAACGGTAAAGACGAAGAAGCAATCTCACGAGCATCAACTTTGGGTAAGGCTCTTCTTGTCATCCTTCAACGTGGCACAGTCAAGATTGGTAGCGAACTTGCTACAGAACAGATGCTTGACCAGTTGCTGGTAGGAGATAGAGACCAGTTGCTTTTGGGTATTCTTAAAGCAACATTTGGCCCCGATGTAGATGTCCTTTCTTATTGTCAAGGCTGCAATGAAAATAAAACAGTAAGTATCAATGTTAAATCTGATATTAAAGTTAAAATTTTGACTGATTCAATAAGTGACCGCATCTTTACGGTTGCTGGAAAAAACAAAGAATTTACCGTCAAACTTCCTAACGGAATTGTGCAAAAGAAAATGATTGAAAACATGGATAAGACACCTGCTGAACTCAGCACAATTATCCTTGAAGGAACTGTTATTAAGATTGGCGATGCCCCTGTGTATAGCCCAATGCAGGTTCAAGCATTAAGCGTTACAGACCGCCGAAAAATTATTGACGAGATTAACGATAGAGCACCAGGACCTCAGTTTGCTGATGTCACTGTTACATGTCCTGACTGTGAAGGCGAGGTATTGGTTCCTATTAATTTAGGCACCTTATTTCAGTTCTAACATAACAGGATATGCAGAACTATTTTCTGAATGGTTTGCACTATCAGATATCTATAACGGATGGACTTTAGAGGACATCAAGCAGTTGTCTAAAAGAGACCGAAAGAATTGGCTAGAAGTAGCCAAGATGCGACAGGAAAGGAGTTACACAATTGGCTAAAGACCCTATTAGTGAACTCCCCCAAGCCACCAAAGAATTAAAGTCAATCAATAAAGAAGTAAATCTTCTTGAGGCTGGCCTTAAACGTGTTTTAGGTCTTACTGGAAAAACCACTCAATCCATCAAAGGAATTTTTTCTTCCAGCACTGGTCAAAGCACGGGGATGGGCCTTGGTTCATCTAATGCTCAATTTAGTACTGCGGGTTCTGGCGGTACAAATCTTATGCCGTGGGCATACAGCAAGGGTGGCACTGCCGCTGTTGCCACAGCGCAGGGGGTATTGGGTCTAGCGGGTTCTGCGTACTCAGCGCTACCTGGTCTTTCAACTGTAATGCCTCGTACCACTGGTTTTTATCAAGCCACCACAATGCTTCCTGGAGTATCTCGGCAACAACTTACTAACTCCACCATGGCAAATATGCGTGGGGGAATTACTGGACCAAATGAAGATGTAGCAGCAACAAATATTCTTGCCAATAGTTTTGGAATGATGGGGCAAAACCTTGCCCAATCACAGCAAGAAGTTCGCGGTGCTGCGCTTAGTCTTGCTATTCCAAACGCTACTGCCGCTCAAGCAATTGGTAGTATGCACACGGGCGAGATGAGCGGAAGCCTCTATCAATACGGAATTAGTACCTTGGATGTTAAATCAGGCAAAGTTCGTCCTATGCAAGAAATTGCTCAACAAATTTATAATAGAGTTTTTCGCGGAAAAAAAATTACAGCCGCACAATTTGAATTTTCTAACCGTGAAGGTGCTTTAAATAGATTTTTAAACGACACTACAAATGGGCAACAGCAAGCAATATTAAGACCAATGCTGGAGAAAATTGCAACTGGCGGTAACGGAAACCTACTTACGCAAACAGGTGCTGATAACCCTAATACATCGACTCTATACAAACAAACAACCTCAGACATGTCTTTAGCAAACCGTGCTACAGACCCAATGCTAAAAGGATACGCTACAACCACTTCAGCATTAGTTGCATTAAACTCATCTCTAGAAGGATTGCCAGATAAATTTTTTCAACTTAAAGGTGCGCTTGATGCCCTCAGTTTATCTAATCCTGGAAAGGCTGTTTCAGGTGTGGTTGCTACCGCAGCAGGAGTTGTTGGAACTATTGGAACTGGAATTTTGGTTCGGTCAGCCTTTAAAAAGATGGCAGCAAACGCTGCTACAAAGGCTGCCGCAACTGCGGCGGCTGGTGGAGTAGTGACAGCAACTGAATCAGGAGCAGTTCAAACAGCAGGAAAAGTTGCAACAAAAGTTGGTTTTGGTTTTCTAGGAAAAGCAATTCCTGTTCTTGGAGGCGCTTATGCAGGAGCAACAGATAAAGGATTTTTGTCTACTGTACTCACAAGTGCGGCAGCCGCTGGAATTATTGGTGGAGTTACTACAGGTGGAGTAGGCGCTATACCCGCAGCCCTCACCGCTGCTGGCCTAACTGCTCTTGGTTATTTAGGTGCCAAAGCAATTAAGGCTATGACATCAACTGCAACACAGGCCGCGGCTTCTGGAAGCCAAGCAAGTGGTGTTGGGCAAGGCAACCTCAGTTTGCCAGCCAATGCTGACCCCAACTTAGTGCAAACATTGGCTGCTGCTGGATTTACAGGACAATCTTTGGTTACTGCTTACGGTATTGCTAGAGCCGAATCTGGTGGAAAATCAAATAGTTATAATGGCAAAGGTTTAGATAAATCTTACGGTCTTTTTCAAATTAACTTAGAAAATAATGACCCAAGTAATCTTAATATGGGAACTAAACGCAATGCGGCATACCTAAAGAAATACGCAAGCATTGGGTATAAAGGCCCCCAAAGTTTGTATGACCCAACCATTAACGCAAAAATTGCATATGATTTATCTAAGGGCGGAACTAATTTTCAGCCGTGGTCCACTTATAAGAGTGGCTCATATGCAAACCAATTAACCTCAAATGCAAATGGTGGACAAGTTGTAAACATTAATCTTACTATCGCAAAAGCCTCTGATGCCGAAGCAGTTGCCCTTGCTAAAAGAGTAAAAGATATTTTAACAAAAGACAAAACAATGGCAGCGATGGGAACTAAATAATGGCTATCAAACCAAATCAATACCAACGTCCATTAACTTACGATGAGCAACTTCAAGTTCAGCAAAACGCTGCTGCTGCAAAAGTTGTTAAAGAAAAAGAAAAAGCAAATAAAGCAAAAAATCAAAGAGAATTAAATTCTTTAAAGGACCAAGAAGCCAGAGCCAAAGATGCTCTAACTCAGGCTGAACAAGCGTACGCTACGCAAAACAAGGTGTATAACGATAGAAAAAATGCAGCCATTCTTTCAGGGTCTCCTGGTGGTACTACAATTACATCAGAAGAACAAACAGGAGTTAATGCTTCTAAATCGGCTTTGGACTTTAACAAACTTGTTCTTGATAGGGCTAAAGCATCATTTGCAACTATCAACGCATCTCGTCTTGCAAAAGAAAAAAATATGGCACCGCCTGGTCTTGTAACAAGCAAAATTATTGTACATAAAGCCATTGTAAATAAAACTATCACTAAAACAACTTCACAATCTTCTGGAATTAATACTTCTTCGCTTGCAGGCATTGAAGCAGCAAGTGGTGGCGCTAAAGTTCCAAGTCCTTTAACTTACTACTACAACGCTCCAATGATTAAAACATCTTATTTATCAGGAGGAGCCTCACAGGATAGCCCTAGCCCACAGCAACGAACTTCAAATTTGTCTGTTTCTGGTGCAGATAATTATGGCCAAGGATTAGATGCTTGGACGGGTGTTGCGGCTTCAAAAGGCGTAATACAAATGGATGTAACGAGCGCATTTAGTATTGCAAATTCTTCTACTTACAACACAACGCAGTACGATGGCAATTTATATGGGTTTAAATTTTTGTATAACCCTAAAGAAGTGGCAATGACTTGGGGAGTTGCAGAAGGTCAAAACTGGGAAGGAATTGCTGCGGGACTTGAAGCGGGAACCGCACCAAGTTCAGCCCTTCAAAACAGCACCATTAGTTTTTCTTTGTTGCTTAATAGAAGCAATGATTTGGGGTACCTTGATTCAAATGGATTAAAAGCGGGAGTAGGCAATCCATATGGAACTTTTGCTCATAGCAAAACAATAAATGAAGAACTTGCAGAGTTATATGAAAAAGGAACTATGTATGATATGGAGTACTTGTTTAGGACTTTGACTGGATTAAACTCTATTTCTTATTCTGGGTTTAAAGGAGATACAGCAGACCAAGGTTGGCTTCAAGGTTTTGCAGTTGAATTGCATCTTGGAAACAGGCTTCGTTATCTTGTAAGAGTTACTAACGTAGACCTTAACCACATTATTTTTGATGAACGTATGGTGCCAATTGTTTCTTACGTTAACATTTCTTGTGCACGTTTTCCTTATGTAAAAACGGGTAACTAATGATTTATTTAGACAGTAGGTACGCTGACGGAACTTTAGTCAAAACTTGGCATGCTAAAAAGAACCAATATGACCTTGTTGTATTGCGGCAATGGTCAAACTATGTTCAATCATATTTTATTTATGAATGGGTAGAAGGTGACCGTTTAGATAACTTGGCTAACCGTTATCTTGGAAACCCAGCATCATGGTGGGAAATTCTTGATATAAATCCAAGCATTTTAAATCCTTTTAATATTGCACCAGGCACGCAATTGAAGGTACCAAGTGCGTGACCCATTACGTCAAAATAGATTTACAAATTCTTTTAAAATTATTTTTCCTGATTTTCCTGGGTTAACTAAACCTGCTAGAAGTTTAATTATAAATCAAAAAATAGGAAGTCATGACATTGTTGAGATTTATTATTCAACTTTTAGCAGCGTATTTTTTAAAGGAATTAAGACGGGTGTTCCTGTACAAATTACTTGGAGAAATGATAAAGTTACTGAAACGTTTTTTGGATATACAGTTGACGTTTCTTACACTACAGCGCAGCAATTAGACAGAGATTTAAAAGTTACTTGCGTAGGAGCCTCGTATCCTTTAAAAGATAGTTCTTCTAAAATTTGGCAAAATAAAACAGCACCAGAAATTGCTATAGAGATATCTAATAAATTTAAATTAAAGCCATTTGTTACTCCTAGTACAATTAGGTTTACTCAACAATCATTAGTTGGCCAATCTTATTGGGAAAAATTAAATGAATTAGCAACAAAAATTGGGTATGGAGTTCGCGTGACTGGAACAGAACTTCACTTTCATCCAATTGACAAAATGGTTGACCAATTTATGACTACTATTCCAATCATGTCTTTTAAAGACCCATTACAAAATCCAGAAAGCAACAGAGATGCGCCAACCTTAACTTATTTTGAACCCGTTATTGGAGACCATATCGAATCAGCAGAGTTTTCTCGTAGTCTTAATATAGTGTCGGGAGTAGACCCTATAAGCGGAAAATTAATTTCTTATACAACTTCATCAAATCAAGTTGGTAAAAATCTTCGTAAAGATACAAGAGAGCCTTTATTTTCTACCGTAGAAACAAAAACAGTTGTTGCCAGTTCTGCTATGGCTAAGTCATTGTCAGAATCACGCGCACAGTTAGGGCGATTTACTATTCCAGCAGATGCAGTGGGGCAAGGAGACCCCCGTATTTCTCCATGGAGAACAGTAGAGGTTCAAGGTACAGGAGCAACCACGGACGGTTACTGGATTGTACAAAAAGCCCAGCACGTCTTGCATGGAGATGGACGTTATTTAGTGGAGTTCAGTTGTATGTCAGATGGTATTGGACCAAACAAATCCAGTGCAACAAGACCGTCTTTTGCGGGCCCTGTTCCTATTCGAAACATATCAAATGAACTACTCACAGGTGCCCAAAGAAGGCCAACTTCTACTACACTAAGTTCTACAACAACGTTAGTAAATCAACGTAATGCTGGGTATAAAACAAATCCAAGAAAATGGGGTGGCGCATAATGGCGGAATACGCAATTGCTTTGCCATTCTCGATTGATTCTTACGGCAAAGTTAATTCTACTTTAGACCAATCAAAAATTTGGGCAGATAGAGTTAGGTCTGTTTTAGGAACAACAGTAAGAGAAAGAGTAATTCGTCCTACTTTTGGAACTTTAATTCCTTTTGCTCTTTTTAATACAGAAACGGGAGCCATTGCTCAAGTTGATGCAGAGGTTCACAAAGCCTTTGCTCAACAACTAAACCTTTTAAATTTGCAAAAAGTAAATGTAACTGTAGACCAATATACAAATGTTCTTACAGTTGAAGCCGTATATGGATTACCAAACAACGAAGTTGTAAGCACCGTCGTTGGATTGGTTCTTGTTGATGGTGCTAACCCAATGTATCAGGAGTTGCTATGAGCGTAACCCCCGTCTCTAATATCCCTATTTCGGTTGATTACACAGGTCGTGATTATTACTCTTTACGTGAGTCAATGATTGCTCGTGTACAAGACCGTATCCCAGAGTGGACTGCCTCTGACCCATCTGATTTTGGCGTTGCTTTGGTAGAAGCCTTTGCATACCTTGGCGATGTAATGGCGTACTACATTGATAGAACCGCTAATGAAGCCTTTTTAAAAACTGCAGTTCAAAGACAAAGCATTTTAAATCTTGCTCAAACCTATGGCTATATTCCTGCGGGATATCGCCAAGCAACTTTAAGTATTGTATTCAGTAACTCCTCTAGTACTAGCATCACTATTCCAGCAGGAACCGTCGTTAGTGGAGATGTGGTATTTGGAGATGTAGTTCAAACCGTTTATTTTACAACAAATGCAGATTCGATTGTAGATGCTGCTGTAGGTAATGTTTTTGGAACCGCAACTGTGGGTGCATCTCAAGGAAGGTCCGTAACTTTAGTTGCAGACAATGCAACAACATACGGAGAGTTAATTGGAACTGCTGACGGTTCTCCTAATATGTCATTTGACCTTTTAGAAAAACCAGTGGTTGATGGTTCAATAAAGGTATACGTTCAAGATGGAGACCTGTACTCTAAATGGACGCAAGTGCAACACCTTATTGATTACGGTCCATCTGATACTGTTTATACTGTTTTTCTTAATGAAAATAATGTTGTAACAATTAATTTTGGAGACGGTGTTTCTGGAGCAATTCCTACCGCATACTCAGAAATACGCGCTAACTACATAGTAGGCGGAGGAACAATTGGTAATGTTTCTTCTAACACAGTAAACAACATTTTTTATGTAGCAGGATTATCTGAATCTCAATTAACTGCGCTACAAGGTAGCGTAACTTTAACAAATCCTGGACCTGGAATTGGTGGTTCAGACCCTGAAAGTAATGACCAAATCCGTATTGCAGCGCCTTCTGCTATTCGTTCTGGAAATAGAGCGGTTTCTTTAAACGACTTTGCAGACATTGCGTTATCAGTTAGTGGAGTAGGAAAAGCAAATGCTAATGCATCAATTTGGACCTCAGTAACTGTTTATATTGCTCCAAGTAGGACTGCGTTGGATACAGATGTGCAGCCTGGTTTAGATGACAACAATGACCCTAGTGCTGAGTATCTTCGCTTAAAAAAAGACGTTGAAACATCTTTAGCAGATAAAGTTCTTATTGGAACAACCGTAACTGTTCAACCGCCAACTTACGTGGATGTTGTAGCCAATATTCAATACGCAATTATTAATCAGTATACTTCTGCAGAAGTTGAAGCCAATATTAAAACAGCAATTTTAACTGGATTTGGATATTTGGGAGTTAATTTTAAAGACACAATTTATCCTCAAGATATTGAATTTGTAATTCAACAAGCGCCTGGAGTAAAGACTGTTAAAGTTTTAAATCTTTATGAGGTAGGAGGAAGCGGTTTAACTACGCTTGTTGGAGGTCCTGGAGAACTTTATCGTTTTACAGAAGCAAACTTAAGCCTTGGATTAATTTAATGGAGAAACGCCATCATGGATTTCATAGAGGCATTGTAAAAGAAAATAAAGACCCTCAAAATCAACGACGATTAAAAGTTTCAGTACCTCAAATTACGGGAATTGAAAAAACTGAGTGGGTTTGGCCTATGGAGCCTGCTCACATAAGTGTTGATGCACCTGTAATTGGACAAGGTGTTTGGATAACATACTTAAACGGTGACCCTGAATATCCCGTATGGAATGGTACATACGGTAAAAATCAAGGAAAAAATAAACGTATTCTTATTAAGCCCTTGGCTGATTCTGTGTCATTAACTGGGTTAACTACGCATGTAATTACAATAAAGCAGCCTGATGGAACTACTGAAGTTGATTTAATATCTACCATTGTGGCATTGGCTAACAAAGTTAAAAGTTTAGAAACTAGAATGACGACCGCTGAAGGAAAGATAACTGTTGCTGAAGGAAAGATAACTACTTTGCAGGGCAAAGTCTCTACCCTAGAAACACAAATGACAGGAAAAGCCGCAACAAACCATACCCACCCATAGTTAAGGCAGTAAATACGTAGTAAACCAGAGAAAATAGACCGACAGGTTTGAAAGGAAGTTAAGTGACAGCCCAGTACCCCTCAACAGTAAAATCTTTTACTACAAAAGTAGACTTTACTGATACTGTCCTTGCTGAGCATGTAAACAGCCTGCAAGATGAAGTTAACTCTATTGAATCAAATTTGGGAACTAGCATTAAGACTGGTTCTGGATGGGTCGGGTCTTTTGACCTTATCACCACATCCTGGAATACCTTAAAAGACAGAATTGCTAATATTGAGTACGGAATTAAATCGGTTTACGACCGCACGGCAGTTTCTCCAAGCGGCGGTTCAACCATTCAATCAACATTAACAAGCACAACCAGTCTTGTTGTAAAGGCTGTCTCTAGCCAAAGCGCAAACCTTATTGAATTTCAAAAATCTGATTCTACAGTAGTAACTAAAGTACAACCAAACGGAACTATCTACACACGAGGAAAAGAACTTGTACCAGTAATATACGCAGCAACTCAACCAACTGGCTCAGATTTTGCCGCTGGAACTATTTGGGTTGATTCGTCTACTAATGTAGATGCAACGTTAGTTACAACTGGCGCGTCAATAGTAGACACTTTAATGTTAATGGGAGGCTAGCATGGCAAAGGCTTCGTACATTTGGACGGGAAGTGAATGGCTTGCGGTTGCTTCTGCTTTTCCTACAGCACATCAAAGATTTATAAATAATAGCACTGCAACAGCCTACACTCTTAGCGCAAACGACATTAGTAAAGCCATAGTGTTTAATAGTAGTAGCAGCATAACTCTAACAATACCACCAGAAACAACTTATCCTTTTATTGATGGTCAAACTTTTGTAGTACTTCAAAAAGGAAGCGGAGTTATAACAGTTGCTGCTGGTGTTGGCGTCACACTTAGGTCAAAAAGTAGTTATGTTAAAACTGCTGGACAATATTCTGAAATTAGATTAATAAAAATTGGAACAAATGAGTGGTTGTTATCTGGCGATTTGAGTTCGTAAAGGTGGTAACTTGTGGCTAAATATGGCGTAAATTATTATGGCGCATCTAAATATGGTGCTCTTGCAAAATTAATCTATTCCGTAGAACCAATGGGAATTTTGGTTCTTGATTTTAATCGAGTCTATTTGCAATGGCAAACTCCTAGAGGAACATTTTCTCGTGTTCGTTTAGTTAGAAATCAATCAGGTTTTTCAGAAACTGCTGAAGACGGAATTATTATTTTTGATGAGTTTGCTACAGAAGGAACAGTTTCTCGTTCTTATTTTGTAGATGGGGAAAATAATCCAAATGACATTCCTTTTGTGCCTGGACGTCAAACTTACTATCGTTTTTTTATTTTTACTGTAGAAAAAATATGGAGAGTTGCAGGCTCTATTACTGCAGTTATTCCATCAAGTCACAATACTCAAAATCAATTTATGGGCATTCTTCCAAGAGTCTTTACAACAAAAGAACAAAGTCCTTTAGGGTCTATAGACAACTCTTCTTCATTGTATAAGTACATGGATGGCCTATTGTTTTCGCAAGAAGAGGCAATGTCTTACTTAGACTTGTTGCGACCAACGCATACGGGGTTAGAGACTCCCCTTCAATTATTGGCTGCCTACAGAAATAACTTTGGATTAAGTCCAGAACCAGCATTACCTACTAAAAATCAAAAGCGACTTATACGTGAAGCCTTGTATATGTATAGCAGAAAAGGAACAGCATTATCGTTAGGTACTTATGTTGAGTCTCTAACTGGATTTAATCCAACCATTACGGTGTCACCTAATTTGCTACTGTCTGTGCAAGACTCAACGTTTTATGGCGGATTAGGCAATTGGGTTTTTACTACGGCTACGGCCTCTGTAAGTCAAGAACAACTACCTGCATCTGGTGATAACGTCATTGATACTATAAATGCTTGTAAGTTAATCGCATCAGGTGGATTTACTATGTCGCTTGGTAATGCTGAACCAATTACAAAAGGCATTCCAATTACAACAGGAATAGCGTATACAGCGTCTTGCAAAATAAAATCTCCAGCAAGTGCAGGAAATGTAAGCATTAATATTAGATGGTTTGATTATACAGGAACATTTATAAGCGCCAGCACAGCCTCTACAGTTGCAGCAAACAATACTTGGAAATCTTTAAGTAATACAGCAACTGCTCCAGTAAATGCTATTTATGCAGGAATTAATATTATTTCAAATAATGCAGGAACTTATTATGTAGACCAAGTATCCTTGCAATCAGGTATTACTGTTGACTACCATGAAGCGCGTGCTATTGACATTTTTTTAAGCCCAACTAAAACTAATTTTGTTAAGAATCCTTCTTTTGAAAATAATGTAACAGATAGTTGGACGCTTGCTGGTGCGGCAACAGCAGCAAAAAACTCTGACGTATCAAACCTGTCTTATTCTGGAACCAGTAGTGCAAAAATAATTGGAACAGGGATATGGTCATTTACTTCAAACGTTATACCTATTGAACAAGGCACTTACTACACTATGGCAGGACTTATAAAATCTAATGTAAACGTAGACGTTACTTTTATCGGACGCAACAGCGCTGGAAGCATAGTTCAAACAGAAAATCTTTATACTATTTCTGCAACAAATAGTTGGGCTGAATTTTCAATTACTCATCTAACTAATGCACTTGATTTAGGGGTTGTTACTTACGAAATTGCTTTTAAAGGAACTTCTGGAACTGTATATTTAGACTGTATTCAATTTGAAAAAGCAAACAAAGCATCAGACTATTTTGATGGAAATTTGCCTTCTGATTTTGGGGTTGTTTGGGAAGGGTCAAGCAATAACTCGTATTCCCACCTTTATCCAAACAAAGTTCAAAAAATATCAAGATTAGAAAAAACTCTTAATGATTGGGTTCCGATGAATGCTTTTTGGGTAGTCAGGTCATATTCAGGGGTGGAAGGAAACAACCTAACGGTGTAGTATCTGGGCCATGACGGACCTACTTATATCGATAATCATTACTGGAACTGCTATTGCTTATGTTATTGAGTTTTTAAACCTAATAACTATGGATGCACTTGGCGTTGGAGCCCTCAATAAATTCTTAACGCTTCCACTTAGTGCGTTAGGAATTTTGCTGCTTGATGCACCACTTCACTATATTGCAGTAGCAATTCCTGCCGCAGCATTTGTTGCTGTTTGGATTAGTAAGCAGTTAAATAAACCAGTTGTAACTAACCTTCCACGAATGCGTAACATGTGATGAAACGTATTGCTGTTATTAGTTTTGATGAAAATGCAGATGTAACTGATGGTCTAGAACAACTGTTAGAAAAATTTGATGAAGCCCATATTTTTTTAGCAGTAGCCAATAACAACAACTTTGTAAAGAGCGCCCTTAAAGCAATGCTCTCATACGATGTTTCATTTACTCTTTTTGTTTCAGAAACAGAAGGCATAGAGCACATCCCTCATGAGAACATCACCATATGTTCCAACCCCATTAAAGAAGTCATGAGGCACATTGAGCCACATGATGTACTTGCAATGGTCTGGGATGACAGCCTTGAGGCTCACGCCGTACTGCACTCATTAGAAGACTACGGTCTAGAGATGTGGGATATAACTGACGGTTTGGATATCATTGAGATTGACTACGACAAGGACACCGATACAGAAGAACTATACGATGTCATGGCCTCCACCTTGACACTATTTGCAGAAAGCCTTGCAGCATATGTAACCTCTGCGGTACTGGAGGTCCTTAGTGAGACTATCCGAGACCGCATAGCCGAGGAGGACGATATGAAAGACATCTCGCCCTTTGACGAAGACCTGTGAAAATCCCTGCTGAGGCGTATACCTCTCAACTAACCGATTATCAGTTCCGACTGCTCGCCACCATATGCCATCTACAAGGCTCTGGAGGGCGTTTTAAGACATCCGTAGCCGAGTTGGGTACAAAGACTGGCAAAACTTCTGACCGAACTGTCAGAACGGCCCTCAAAGCCTTGGAAGAGGGCGGCTTTCTTACTCGCAGCCAGAGCAGGAGAGCCAATGGTTTTAAGGGAATGGACTGGTACGAGGTTGTCAAAAATTACCGCACTGATGCTGAAAATTACCGCACTGAGAATTACCGCACCTCACATGGCTATAAGTCACGTAGCCAAATAGTAGATAAGCCATTAGTACCTAATAGCCAAGATAGTTATAAATTAAAAGATATTGAGGAAAAGGATTTCCTCAAAGAAATAAAGGTACCTATGAGAAAATGGGAAGATGATGGAGATGAACTCGCAGGATTCGGACTTGTCGAACCAAAAGAGGCAAAGCAGCCACGGATTAAAAAGTCCGACCCCAAGACCCGTGGAAAGCGACCAGAACATGAGTGGACGCCGATGGACGTCGCTGCAGAGTTTAGTTATCAGGTGGGCCGCTTATACCCGCTACTTCCAGGTACCGTCAACGTCAAATCGCTATCAGGAGCCCTTGCAAAATTCAGAGGGCAATACAACACCACAGCCTTAATTGAATTAGAGTTGCTTCGTCTTTTTATTGCGGATGAAAGGAACTTTGAACAGATTGGCGATGAGGCACCCTTCCTTTACAAGAAGTACCTCGCTTCTTTTGGCAAGAAGATGAATCAAGCGCGAGCCAACCTTGGTTTGACAAAAATCAATGCACCAGTGGAGACTTCCATAAAGACAGGCATTCTCACAGCCAGCGATGGTCGTGTGTTCCAGAACTCGCTCTCTGGTCGTGCACAATTAGAGCGCTATGAAAAACGATTAGGAGCAAGTAAATGATTCCAGTAGAGATGACAGGTTCCTCTTGTCAATGTGGCAGCCAATGCGGATGTCAAATAACAAAAGAAGATATTCGTAATATCGTCAAAGAAGAATTAGGGGCAACTAACAATGGTTAAAAAAATTAATGCAGTGTTTGAAGCAGAACTTATCAAGAACCAAGAAAAAGGCGGAGCATGGCTCGGAGAGTTTTCAGTGGTTCGTGACGATGTCGAACAGCCTTCCGCATCAGGCCGTCAGGCGTTCTCTAACGCATCAGCAGGCAAACGTTGGATAAAGGCTATGGTTCTTGCTAATACAACTAAGAAGAGCGTTAAGATGGCTGCTACAGATGCAAAAGACATTAAAGACAAGCCAGTTAATTTTACTGGCTCAGTTGCATTTAAAATTATTCTTTAATTAACTTGGGGGCACATGTACGACATAAACGAGTTGTCATCACTTAAACGTCATTGGCTAACTCGTACCTCAAATATTCCGCGTCGATTTTTTGGTCTTGAGCCACAAGATATCGTCGACCGTGCTGGAGATTTTCCAGAAGAAGTAGCGACATGGATTGAGGATGCCACTAACGGGCACGTCATCAAACAGATTGGCAACATTGGTATCAATGGCGTTGGTCTGCTATTTGATGGCGGTCCTGGCATCGGCAAGACGACGCACGCCGTTGTAGCCGCAATGGAGTTCCTCCGTCGACTACCTGACAACGATGCCGAGGCATGCAAAGTTCTTGGCGCTAACCAGAAAGACTATGGACTTGCATTTAAGCCCATCTACTACATGACTTACCCTGAGTTCTTGTCTCGTAAAAAATCAACTTTTGATGCAATGCCAGACGACAAACGGGATGCCATGTACGAATTAGACGGTTTTCATGGTCGCTCTAAGTTTGATTGGTTAAACGTTAGAGTTTTGGTAATAGATGATTTAGGAAAAGAGTACGGCTCTGAATACAACGATTCTTCATTTGATGAAATTCTGCGTTTAAGGTATGACAAGGCTCTTCCTACTATTGTTACTACTAATGTAAGGTTGGAGAATTGGGAAGCGGTGTACAAGGAAGCCATGGCATCGTTTGCCAATGAAGCATTCGTTCGAGTCCCTATAATTGGAGAAGACTTACGAGCCGCACAATGAAAGGTATGAGCATGAAGAGTTCCTGGAGAACAGTTCAACTTTTTATCTCTTCTCAGGCTGCTGGTATCTTTGAAGTTGAGGTTGATACCAGCACACAGAACACCCGTTGTAATTGCCCTGTATGGCGCAAAACTTCCGTATGTAAACATTCTGATTTTGTTAAAGAAAAAATGCGTATGAATAGAGGAAATTATTCAATCCTTGTTCCAAATAAAATCTCCGAAGAATTAGCCGTAGATGCTAGCGATGATGCTGTTAAATTTCGTGATTTTATAGTGAAATACGCCAAGGTAGAAGTCCTATGAAAAATGGAGACATCTCAAATGTCTCCTCTCCTCAAATAGTGTGCGTTACAGATTTAGTCATCAGTTTAATTAAAGAAGAAACCAAAACTTTTTTAATAAAAAAAGTCTCTTCTAAAATAGGAAACATTGATTTGCAAAATGCTAACAAACTATGGGTAATGTCAAATAAGTACGAGATATCTTTAGAGTTGGCTGGATTTGAAAGCGAAGGCTGGACTGAAGATTTACTTGATAAAGCATTTGAAAAGTTAGAACGACGCGTAGTTAATCCATTTAACTATTGGCAACTTTATGAGGATTCTCAAGAGTTAGTTGCTGGTTTGCCTTACCGACCAAATTTAAAGGCTGTGTTGGATATTCCTGCACGAGTTGCACAATACGGTTCCGCTGGTGTACAAATAGACAACATCTAATCCTTGGGGTAATAAGTGGCAGCAGACAATGAGGCACGGTTAGTTAGTAAAGTTATTCGTGACCGAGATATTGTCCCTGCTCTCTCACGTGGGGTATCTGAGAACTGGTTTTTAGATGACGAAAACAAAAGAGTGTGGTCTTTTGTTCGCCAACACTATGGCGAGTACAGCGAAGTTCCAACATCAGTTACAGTTAAAGACCATTACCCAAATTACAAAATTCTTGATGTTCAAGACAGCATCGAATACTTGCTTGACACGATGGTTGATTTTCGACGCCGCATGCTTACTCGTCAAGGTTTGGAATCCGCAATTGAGGAATTGCAAGACAACAACCACGATGCGGCATTGCTGGCAATGGAACGCACCATCACTAGAGTTAATGAACAAGGTGTCCTTGGCACTCACGAGATTGACTTAACAAAAAATACAGAACAACGTTACAAGGATTATCAATCGTTACAGAATGCAGAGTTCTTAGGTATTCCAACAGGTTTTGCAAAAATTGATGAAGCAACTGCAGGTTTGCAAGGTGGGCAATTAGTAACAATTATTGCTCCACCAAAAACTGGTAAGTCACAAATTGCATTAAAGATGGCTATCAATATCCACCTGCAAGGTAAGACACCGATGTTTCAATCTTTTGAAATGAACAATCATGAACAACAACAGCGTCACGATGCCATGCGTGCTCATATTTCTCATGGACGTTATCGTCGTGGAAAACTATTACCACCAGAAGAGTCAAGGCTTATTGATATGTTAAATGACATGGAGAAAGAGCACCCATTTCACTTGGTAGACGCAGTGAATGGAATTACTGTCTCAGCATTAGCGGCAAAGATTGAGCAAACTAAACCAGACATCGTGTTTGTTGACGGTGTGTATTTGATGCTTGATGAAGTTAGTGGTGAGATGAATACCCCTCAAGCCATCACTAACATTACTCGTGGTATGAAGCGATTAGCACAGCGTATTGATAAACCTATTGTTATTACTACACAGACATTGTTGTGGAAGATGCGTGCTGGAAAAGTAACTGCGGACTCAATTGGTTACTCATCATCATTCTTCCAAGACTCTGACGTCATCTTGGGTCTTGAACCCATTGATGAAGATGAAGAACTTCGCAACCTCAAAGTAGTTGCAAGCCGTAACTGTGGACCTACAGAGACCGCACTTACTTGGCGCTGGGAGACTGGTTGTTTTCACGACGAAGACCAAGTTTTTAAGTGCAAGTACTGCTCCGACTGGAGCCGTGTGTGATTGATGTTGAAAAAGTTCTTCTTAACTTAGAACTTCCCCTGTATTCGCAGCGTGGAGTTGAAGTTAATGGTTTGTGCCCAATGCATAAGAAGCGTACAGGAAAAGAAGACCAACATCCTTCATGGTGGGTTAACTCTGAAACAGGAGTTCACATCTGTTTTTCTTGTGGGTATAAAGGAAATATTTACACATTAGTTGCTGACATTAAAGGTATCTCGTATTTTGATGCACAAGATTTTATCGGTGAAGGTGCAGAGGTTCCTCTTGACTCTTTAATGAGACGCATTAAAGATTTACCAGAGTACATGCAACCCGAAGAACCTGTGATTGCCATGTCTGAGGCTCGTCTTGCGGTGTACACAACTCCACCAGATATAGAATTAAAGAAAAGGTTTTTAATACGAGGAGCAGTAACGGTTCACGGAGTTCTTTGGGATGAAAAGAACGAAGCATGGATTCTTCCTATTAGAGACCCAGATACTGGTGCGCTTTTAGGTTGGCAAGAAAAAGGAGCCCGTGGTCGTTTTTTTAAAAATCAACCAGCAGGAGTAAAGAAATCAAGGACTGTATTTGGTGTGCAGGTAATGAGTTCTAAACACACTCTTATTGTTGTTGAGTCCCCGTTAGATGCAGTCCGTCTTACGGGTCTTGGTCACAACGCAATTTCTACTTATGGCGCAATTATTAGCGAAGACCAAGCAAAGATTATGCGACGAGCATCAAGGGTTATTGCGGCGTTTGATAACGATAAGGCTGGGCACACAGCCAACGAGCAGATACGTGTCATGGCTCGCAAATACGGTATGGATTTGTATTATTTTAACTACCGTGGCATAGATGTAAAAGACGTTGGGGACATGACTGAGGCCGAGGTTGAGCATGGAATTAAGACTGCAAAGACTTCCGTTTTAGGGAAGGCTGCCTACTTATGAATAAATCAATTCGTGAATTAAAACCAGACTACACAGGGACGATGGATTATGCCCAATTGGTTTGTCACGAATGCCTGCATTGTGAGTCCACTCTGTGGAATATAAAAGTATCTTTTGAGGATTATGAGATTTCTCAATACCTATTAGATATGGAGTGCGCTATATGCGGCTCGTACGCTAAGGCGCCTACTCTTTTGGATAGGCCATGACTTTTATTGGAACATTAAAACCTTATCAAGTAGATGCTGTAAACAAGATGGTTATTCGTAAAAAGATGCTAGTGGCTTACGAAATGGGTTTAGGGAAAACTTGCATGACCATTGCTGCTATTGAAAAGTTAAAAGAAGATGGTTCTATTACTAAACCAGTTCTTGTTATTGGATTGTCCAGTCTTAAATACCAATGGGAAAAAGAAATAAAAAAGTTTTCTGATGCAGGTACTTCTGTTATTGATGGCGCTAAGTCTGTTCGTACAGTTCGTTGGATGCGAGATGTTGAATGGGAAGACCACACCAATTACATCATCTGTAACTACGAAACAATTGTTGCAGACTGGGATTTAATTAAAGATTACGAATGGGGAGCAGTCATCTGCGATGAGGCCACGGCTATAAAGGGGTTTCGTTCAAAACGTGCAAAAATGGTAAAGAAATTAGCCTTTAAAATTCCTATTAGATTTGCATTGACTGGAACACCTATTGAAAACGGTAGACCAGAAGAGGTGTACAGCATCATGCAGTTTGTTGATGATGGTCTCTTGGGTCGTTTTGATTTGTTTGACCAAACTTTTATTGTACGGAATCATTTTGGTGGAGTTCAACGTTACCGTAATCTCCCTATTTTTCATGAAAAAATGAAGCAAGCATCTGTTCGTAAAATTCAAACAGACGCAGATGTAGCCCCGTATTTGCCTGACACCCTTTATCGTGACCCAATATTAGTTCCTTTTGATAAAAAAACATCTGTTCTTTACAACTTTATTGCTGATGAACTCAGTAACGAGTTGTACGAGGCGCAACAACTTCTGGGTTCATCTTTCTCACTCTTTGCTCACTATGGGCACGACAGCAACCCTGGAAGCCCTGCAGACATGATGCGTGGCTCTATCATGTCCAAAATAACTGCTCTCAGAATGTTGTGCGACCATCCATCATTGCTGGAAAATAGCGCCCAAGCATTTGATAAACAACTAGGTAATGGAAGCGCATATGCATATAGCCTAAAAGAACGGGGCTTATTAGAGGGGGTCGTTAAATCTCAGAAACTGCAAGAATTAAAGAACTACGTTAATGACCATCTAGATACAGACCCAGAAGCAAAGGTAGTTATATTTACTTCGTGGGTAGGGATGCTTGACCTTATCCACTCAGAAGTTGGAGGAACCCTTTACACAGGTAGTATGAATGCCAAAGAAAAAGAAAAAAGCAAAGAAAAGTTTATTTCTGACCCTGACTGTCGCGTATTTATTTCTTCTGATGCTGGAGGTTATGGTGTTGACCTTCCTAATGCAAACCTTCTCGTAAACTATGACCTTCCTTGGTCAGCGGGTTTAGCCGTCCAAAGAAACGGCCGAATTAAGAGAGCATCAAGTCGTTGGCCTAGCATCACTATCCAAGACATGATTGTTGCCAACTCCATAGAGGAACGCCAACACGATATGCTCCAACAAAAGAATGCCGTAGCGGATGCCGTTATGGATGGAATAGGAATCAACGCCAAGGGTGGAGTTGACTTAACGGTGGGTAGCCTTATAGGATTCCTACAGAAAGCAAGACCATAGGGGGAACACATGGCAAGAGTAAAACCAACAGAGCCACGATTTGCTGATGATAATGATTTTTCAGCACAAGCAAAACAATACTCTTTTGTAAAGCAACAACTTGAGTATTGGGAAACACAGCAAAAAGAATTAAAAGTTAAGTTGTTTGAACAACTGGACGCTAATGGTGAGCCTGACTCATCTGGAAATATTGTGATTGAACTTGATAAAGAAATTGATGGAGCAGTTGCAGTTGTAAAGCAGCGTCGTGTTTCTAGAAAAATAAATGAACTACGAGCCTTTGAATTAATTGAAGAAAAGGGTTTACGAGATAAACTTATTATTACTAAAGAAGTTGTTGATGAGGATGCTTTGATGGCTGCTCTTTACAGCGATGAACTTACTGAAGAAGAGATTGAAGAAATGTACCCACAACAAATTGTTTGGGCATTAGTACTGAAGAAGAAGTAACAATGGCTGGTCTACGTGGGGAAGATGAAATCCTTGAAGCGTTTGCTAACTTGGAGTACGTTCCTGGTTCAAAACGCAAACGACGTGAACAAGACCCAAAAGTTTCTCGTCGTAGGACGGGAGAAAGTAACGGTTGGGATGCAAATCCCATTGTTAAAACATTAGGTGGAAAAGAAGCAGAAGTTTTTACTATCAGTGCGTTAGCGCAAGCGTTAGAAAAAACCATTGTTACTATCCGTCTGTGGGAACGTAAGGGGTATATCCCTCGCGCCCCATATCGCCTTCGGTCTAAAACTTTAAAAGGCCAAAGCACTGGAGGAAACCGAGTTTATACTCGTGCACTTATTGAATCTACAGTTGAAGAATTTAACCGTAGAGGATTGCTCGGTTCTGCTCGCGTAGAGTGGAATCAATACAATGACTTAACAGAGGCTTTAATAAAGCGCTGGAAAGACATCACATCCACCGAGAGCCAATAGGCCTCATTACCAGAAAGAAACAAATGCCAATAACAAAACCAACAGTAGAGGCAGATTCATACCTCTCAGAAGATAACGAAGATGCAATGCCAAAAGTTGGAACAACAGTTCAACAAGGTTGGGATGCATTCGACTCACTCATACAGGAAAATTCATCTGATTTTCCTACCGACTTCAAGTTTTCAGAATCACCACAATTGGTGAAGTTTCTTGAAGACCAACCATTTGCATCATACGAGCAGCATTGGATTGAACGCCCAAAGGGTAAGAAATCTTTTGTTTGCATCGGTGAGGCATGTCCACTCTGCGATGTCCTTGGCGATAAGCCACGTGGCAAGTTTTCATTCAACGTACTTGTTCTCTCAGGAGAGTTACAAGGAGTTCAAATCATGACAGCACCACCATCACTTGCTCGCCAAATTAAGAAGGCGCACGATGATGAGCGTAAAGGACCTCTTTCCAAAGAGTTCTGGGAAGTTTCTCGTCTAGGTTCAGGCCCAACAACACAGTATACCCTTAACTTTGTTCGTGGACGTGACCTGGCTGAGGAATGGAAGTTAAGCACTGACGATGTACAAGAGTTAGTAGCAGCCGCTGTACCGTTCACAGCAGAAGTTATTAGAGAGACCCCTCGCTCCGAAATGCTTGAGGTTGCTCGCTCTGTAGCGTAAGTACGCTTCCACGTGAGGGAGCCTGTGCTTACGACGCTTCAGGCTCTCTCACACCAAAACTTTTGAGGGGATTTACATGAATATTATTACAACCAAAGAACAGTTACAAGAACTTGTTGAGTTTTACTCCAAGGTAGATGCTTTTTCCTTTGATGTGGAAACAGTTGGTGAAAATAGAATTCAACCAAAAGTCAATGATGTTATGTGGATTTCTTTAGCAACAGAAGGTCGCACAGATGTTATTCCTATGGGTCACCCAAATGGTGAATTTTTGCATTGGGATAAAGAGATGCTCCTTAGTGGTCAGCGTAAGGTTGCAGCAGGTAAAACACTTGCAGAAGCAGACTACTCAAAGAATCAAGCCAAATGGACGCCCGTGTTTGGTAATCCGCCAGCGCAGTTATTTCCTGGAGATGTATTTAAAGAGTTAAAGCCATTATTTTTTAGCGACAAATTAAAGATTGGTCATAATGTTAAGTTTGATTTAAAGTCTATTGCTAAATATTACCGTGGAGTAGTTCCTAGCAAACCACATTTTGATACTTTAATGGCTTCTTTTATTATTGATAATCGTAGTCGGAATGCCCTTGGACTTGCTGCTTGCTCTGAACGAGAGTTGGGTATCAAAGTTGAAAAAGGAATTGGAGCAATGGTTGAAGTGCACTCATTTAGCGATGTTGCTCATTATTCTGGTTTTGATTCCGAAGTAACTTGGAAGTTGTATAAATCTTTAAATGCAAAATTACAGGGAAATCTTAAAAGAGTTTGGCAGTTAGAGATGGACGTTGTTGCAGCGCTTTGTGACATGGAATTAACTGGTGCCAACATTGATGTAGAAGAGTTAAAGGCATTGAAAATGCGCCTTGAAAAAGATATTGACAATGCTAAAGCCAAAGCATGGAAACTTACGGGTCGTCCTTTTTCTATGAACTCCATCAAAGAAAAACAAGAGTTGTTGTTCTCACCAAAACCAGAGGGTCGTGGAATTAAACCTAATTTGCGTATTCGTGTGGCCCTTACTCTTAAAGGTCAAGATGTGGCAGCAACAAATCCATCAGAGTTAGGAATTAAACATTATTCCGTGTCTTCTGATGCATTGGAGTTTTATCGTGCAAAAGATGAACTTGTTGACGCAATTTTAGAATACCAAGACTTAAACAAATTAATGACCACGTATGTGATGCCTTACCTTGGTGGAGAGATTACTCGCACAACAATGGGAAAAGAAAAGATTGTGGATAAAAAAAGCCTCATGATTGAGGGAAGGGTTCACACAAATTTTAAAGCGCACGGAGCAGAAACTGGTCGGTTCTCCAGTAGTGACCCAAACCTACAAAATATTCCAAGCAGTGGAAAGTATGGAATATTAATTAGAAATTTATTTGTTGCTCCACCAGGGTACAAATTAATAGTGGCTGATTACTCGCAGATTGAACCAAGAATTATTGCATCATTTTCTAACGACCCAATTATGATGAATAATTATTTAAATGGCGGTGATATTTACACCACTATTGGTGACACAATGGGAGTAAACAGAAAGGCTGGAAAAGTTCTTGTTCTTTCTATTGCTTATGGTGTTGGGCCAGAAAAAATTGCTCAACAAGTTGGGTGCTCTGTTGCAGATGCTAAAGATTTGTTAAATCGTTTTGAAGAACAATTTCACGATATCTCTAAATACAAAGCAAAAGTTATACGTCAGGCTAATGGACGTGGACCGACACCTTATGTTGAAACTATTTTTGGACGTCGCCGCTACATTCCAGAGTTAAAGAGCAAAGACCGTGGCTTAAAGGCTAGGGCTGACCGACAAGCCTTTAACACCGTTATTCAAGGTTCTGCTGCAGATTTAATGAAATTAGCCATTATTAGGGCACATTCTTGTTTTGTTGATGAACCAGATGTCAATGTTGTGTTGACTGTACATGACGAGTTAGTTACAGTGGCACGTGGAGACCTAGCAGAAGAAACTGCCGAAGCAATTCGGGAATCAATGGAAGGAATTAAACTTCCAGAAATTACAGTTCCTCTTATTGCAGAGGTAAAGATAGTTAACAAATGGGGAGAGGCAAAAGATTGAGTAATGCAGACTGGTGGGCAAAACAACTAGGTGCACAGCCCGCAGCACCACAACAAACACGACCAGCAGATGTGCCGATGCCGCCGTCACAACAACCTATGACTCCGTATTCACCGCCACAACCACAGGCACCGTCTCTTCGCATTGGTAGCGCACAGCAGACTGACTCATGCCCCGATTGTGGGGGTAACAATTACATGTCTGTTCAAAATGCAAAACCACGCTGTTATGACTGTGGTTACCCAGTAGAACAGTCGGGTAGTCGTTTTGGCGCATTAACTGGTGCAAAGGTAGAGGGAGCAACAAAGGCTTCAATTGGAAATGACATTGCAAGTAATTGGAATCCACAAGGAATCATTGGAAGGATTAACTAGTGAATGATGAAGCAAAAAAAATTATGGCGCTCCTCAACAAAAAATTTGGGGACAATGTGGTGGTTATCGCTTCTGACATTAGGAGTGACCTTATTCCTCGCATTACCAGTGGTTCTACTACATTGGATTATGTCCTTGGAGGAGGATTTCCAGGAAACCAATGGAATGAATTAATTGGAGAACCCTCACACGGTAAAACTGCATTAGCGCTTAAAACGATTGCTGCAAATCAAGCAAAGAATCCAGAACATACAACTGTGTGGGTTGCTGCAGAACAATGGGTGCCTGAGTATGCGGCGATGTGTGGAGTTGATACTGGTCGTATTATTGTCATTGAGACTAGCATTATGGAAGAGGCATACCAAGCCGTTATTCAATTTGCTGAATCTAAATCAGTAGATGCAATTGTTATTGATTCATTGCCAGCATTATCTCCTGCACCAGAAATGGAGAAAGATATGAGCGAGGCAACCGTTGGTCGTGGTGCATTACTCACCAATAAATTTTTTCGTGTAGTAGGAACAGCCATGAAGCGTTCCCTTGTTGAAGATGAGCGCCCAGTTCTTGGTCTTATCATCAACCAGTACCGCATGAAGATTGGAGTAATGCACGGAGACCCACGCACAACTCCTGGTGGAGAGGGAAAGAACTATGCGTTCTTTACTCGTTGTGAGGTAAAACGTGATGAGTGGATTGAGATTGGTTCTGGAACAAACAAGGTCCGTATAGGACAACGTATTAAAGTTCGCACGCTAAAGAACAAAACTGCACCACCACAACGTCTTGCTTACTTTGATTTTTATTTTGCAGAAGGTGGCGAGTGTGCTCCTGGTGAGTTTGATTTTGCCAAAGAAGTTGCAGCATTGGCTGTTGTAAAAAATATTATCCAACGTAAAGGCGGATGGTATTACTTTGGTGAACGCAAATGGCAAGGAATTGACTCTGCTATCCAAAGCATCCGTGAAGAAATTGAACTTAAAGATGAATTACAAAAGTTAGTTTTTGAAACAAGTGACCTACCAATGGCGGAGGAATTAGATGCCTAAAAATTTTATTGTCAATGACCAAGATTGGGCGCACACATTAGAGAAAGGAGTAGAGGATTACACCGATATGCTCATGGATGCTATTTACGAAGGCACTGATGATGAGGTATCAGAAACACTTTCTGGAGAATTATTCTGCGGTTGTTCACAATGTTTTTGGCGTGAAACATTTTTCTACCTTGTTCCTCGTTTGCTGGAGGGCTACGAAGAGGGCAAGGTAGAACTTCTTGAAGAGTGAAGGTCAAAAACAATCTCAAAAGCACGAGAAACGACTTGCTAAGAAAGTTGGTGGGTCAAAGACTGCTGCTTCTGGGGCTTTCTGGTCTAGAAAAGGAGATGTCCGTTCACCTGATTTATTGATTGAACATAAGTGGACTGGCAAAAAATCGTTTTCAATTAAAGCATTAGAAGTTGAAAAAATTGTTATAGAAGCAATTATTGATAGCAGAATGCCAGTGTTTGGAATTAGCCTTAACGACAAGAACTATGTACTCTTAACCGAAGATGATTTTTTAGAGATGAGAGAGAAACTCCAATAAATGGATGAGTCCCGCCACGCTTGGGTATACGAAGCACGTTGCCGAGGCAAAGACGATACAACTTTTATTTTTTTTCCACCCCGTGATAAAGAACAATACAAAGTGCTTGCAACACAAGCAAAATCTATTTGTTTTGGAGAATCTCGTCAAAGTCCGTGTCCTGTACGCGAAAAGTGTTTATGGGATGCAGTAAGTCGAGATGAGCCTCACGGTATTTGGGGAGGACTTTCTCATCGAGAAAGAAATGCTCTCATAAGAAAATGGAAGAAGAAGTACAAGAAAAAAATGACGCTTCAAGAATTTATTTTTAGTAATGAGAGGGATAAATAATGGTAGTCAAGAATAACTTACAAAAATACTTAGATACTAAGAAAGCAGATACGCGCCTTCTTGGTCCTATTGAACGTCATCTACTTAAGAGAGTTCCAGATGACCGCAGTACTATTGTACTTCATCCATCAGAGATGATTAGGTCTGACTTTTGCCATCGTTATTCCTATTACTTGCTTACTGGTGGTATCAAGAAACAAGCAAACCCCAACCTTCGTCTGCAAAATATCTTTGATGAGGGTCATTTCATTCATGCTAAATGGCAAAATCGCATCTATGAGATGGGAAATATGTGGGGAGATTTTAAATGTCAAAATTGTAAGGGCATTACTGCAGGGTTATCTCCAGAAGTATGCGAACACTGCAAGTGTGCAACGTTAGTTTATGACGAAGTAGCACTTGTTGACCACAGTCTTCGTATTGCGGGACACACCGATGGCTGGGTCAAGGGTCTTGATGATGATTTCTTGATTGAGATTAAGTCTATTGGTGAAGGCACGCTGCGCTTTGAGGCACCAGATTTGCTCCGTGATGCTGACCATGACTTAAAGAAGGCGTGGCGTAATATTCGTCGTCCATTCCGTGGTCACTTGTTGCAAGGTCAGATGTATCTAGAACTTGCTCATCGTATGTATGGAGAAGATGCGCCCAAAGAAATTGTATTTTTATATGAATTAAAGATGGACCAAGATTACAAAGAGTTCACAGTAAAGGCTGATTATGACATGGTTGAGAGAGTCTTCTACAAGGCACAGCAGATTAATGATGCGGTTGACGCTGGCGTTATGCCGAAGTGTAATGTTGACCCTAGTGGTTGTAAGCAGTGTGATTTGATTGGAGATTAATTATGGAACTCTCACCGATGATGCAAGGTGGCATAGACCTCCCTAAGCCAACGTATGCTCAAGCGGTACTGCCACCAGATATCACTGAATTAAGCAGTGAACAGTTGGCTGAGATGTTTACCATTCTTACAGGTTGGGCTGACTATATGTCTAGCCAGTTGGTACAGGCTCAACTGGCTGAACGGGATGCCCTGCGCAAGGCTGAGTTGGCTGAGAGCCGCATGCTTGTAACAAAAACCACAGGAGCGCCCAAGGGCACCACGGTCTCGCTCATTAAGGCTCAGATTGATGTTGAGCCTGACATCCTTGATTTGCGAGATAAGTACGAAGAGAAGTACGCTTATCGTAAGATATTAGAGATGATGTTAAACAATCAAGAACGGGACATCACCTTGGTATCAAGAGAGATAAGTCGTCGCTCGCAAACAATGGGTCGGAGGGATTCATTTATATTATGAAAAAATTATTTATTGTATTAACGTTTTTAACATTATCTACAATTCCTGCATATGCAGGAGACCAATCTACTTATGCTGTTGTTGATTCTAATGGCGTTGTAACAAACGTAATTGCTTGTGGACCTGCAGTGTGTGGTCCTAACGGGTCTTTAGGTGGAGTTATGCCAACTGACACCCCTTGGGCTGGACAAAGATTGGTGTTACAAGTTCCAGAAAACCCAGTTACTGGACAAACTCAAGGAGGTTATCGTGGTACTCCTGATAACCCTGTAAAATATGATTTACAAGCCCAAGTATTTACTCAAGGCTCAACAAGTATGCCAGCACCTGTTGTAGTAAAAATTGAAATTGTAGATACTACAACCGTTTCTGCAACTATTAATTCTGATGCTGTTACATTTGGTCCTGACAGTTTTATAGATGGTCAAATGAAATTTACTCCAGTAGTTACAAGCACAACTGGTGCAAGTATCTCTGCTACTCAAGGTACAACTAACGAAACTCAAAGTTTTACTAACCCGCAAACTAAAGAACAAGTTACTGCTGCTGTTGTAAACAAGCCCCTTCTAACTAGATATTTAAGCAAGGTATTTATGTTGCTTAGGGGTTGGATTCTTGATTAAACAACTGCTAGTTGTAATAACTTTATTAGTGTCTTTTATAGCACCTGCACGCGCAGATGTTCCACAATCTATTGCGGTGATTGACAGTGGAACAAATACGTCTTTGTTTAAAGACAATATTGCGTATGAAGTTTGTGTCCTTACGTTGTTTAAATGTCCTAATGGCAAAACAACTATGGAAGGACTTGGTGCAGCAAATATACCGCCTACGACTGATATAAACTTTAATCATGGAACAGAGATGTTATCCGTCATTCTTCAAGTAAACCCATCGGTAAAAATTATTCCTATTAGAATTGTAGGAATAACTCAATCTGGAGCGCAAAGCGCCTACTCGTTAGATGACGTTAAAAACGCTCTCAATTGGGTAGTTGCAAATCGTAAAAAATACAATATTGTTGCCGTAAGTTTGTCACAGGGCAAAATATTTGCAGGATGTAAAGTTCCAGCAACTATGGCTCAAAGCATTTCAGCATTAAAATCTGCACAAGTTCCAGTAATGGCTGCTGTAGGAAATGATGAAGACCACACATCCGTGTTTTCTCCAGCATGTCTTTCAGATGCGGTCGCTGTGGGCGCTGTAGATAGCGCATTGTCAACAATAAAAACAACCGATTACGACAAGACCATTGCACGGTATAGCAACGGTGCGCAAGGACAGACAGACTTCTTCCTTGATGCTCGTTATATCACCACTCAATTAAACGGCTCAACAAAGTTTACTGCTGGGACTTCTAACTCTACGGCAGCGCTAGCAGCGTGGTGGGTACTAAACAAAAAAGATTCATTTGATGAAACTTTTAATTCAATTTTATCATCTACTATTGCTGTAAAAAATGAGTTTCAAACGGGGCGCTATGTCAGAATCCCATAAAAACATTTTGCAAGAAGCAGATGATTTAATTAATGGAGAGCGCAACTACACGTATGACCATCCATTAGATAATTTTAACCGCATTAAAAAGGGTTGGGAAGTTATATTTGATTGTGAATTAACAGAAGAACAAGTTGGACTTGCAATGGCGTGGGTAAAAATTGCAAGAGAGTCTTATCGACATAAACGAGATAACCTGACGGACGGGGCAGGCTATCTTGGTACTATTGAAATGGTTATTGAAGAAAGAGAACTCCGTGCCAACAAAACTGATTGACGGAAAACTTCCGATGGGAAATCCAGTGGCGATAGGTATTGACCAATCGCTTACTGGGTTTGCTTTTTCTGCTGTAAGTACAACAAACCCAACTCATCACATGACCTGGGTATACAAATCCCCATACTTTGGTATTGAGCGCCTTGTGGATATTCGTCAATGGCTAATTGAACACCTTGAGTATGTAGAAGAACAAGGATGCATAATTCAAGACATTGCTATGGAAGGCACAGTCCTCGCCAGCCATGCCGCCCTCGTTCTTGGGGAATTGTCTGCTGCGGTTCGTTTGACAATACATGACTTTTTTGAAGAAGGAGATGATAGACGTTACCCGTTAAAAGTTCCGCCAATGACATTAAAAAAATATGCATCAGGCAAAGGAAACGCTAAAAAGCAAGAGATGCTGTTACAAATTTACAAACGATGGAATGTTGAGTTTAATGATGACAATGCAGCAGACGCATATGGATTAGGACGATTGGCTGCTGAATGCCACATAGATGCAATAGAACTGGCTGTTGTTGAGCAGATGAAAGATTCCAAATATAGAGACGCATCAAGACTTTAGCCGTACCCTTTAGTCCAGGAGCGGCATACGACACCGAATTAAAGGACTAACAATTGAATAACACACCGCCAGAAGTTTCTGCTGAAGAACCGTTTCTACGAGTTAGCGCAAGTTCCAATCCTCAAAGCGTAGCCTCAGCCATTGCTCACGCAATTTATGATAAGCATGAAGTTAAAATGCGAGCAGTTGGTGCAGGCGCAGTAAATCAAGCAGTTAAGGCCATGGCAATTGCTAGAGGTTATGTGGCTCCTCGTGGCTTAGATTTAGTATGCAAACCAGGGTTTACCACTATTGAATCTCGTGATGGAGAAATTAGCGCCATTGTATTTGCCATTACAGCCAGTTAATTCAGTCGTATCCTTGTATCAAGATTAAGGAGTCCCTATGGCAACATGGACATCAATGGGTCACGCTATGCGTCGTCGCATGGGCGCACCCTCCAACCACCACGAAGCGGCAGGAAAAAGCATGAGCAGAAATAATATGACACCAGAAGAAGTTCTTGCATCTGCAGAACACGCTAACAGCGCACGCAAGTACGTTGGTCAGGTAACGGGCGTGGCTAACATTAGCGGAGCACCTTTAGTAGGCACACTTATGCCAAAGAAGAACACACAAGCAGGAGACCCAACAATGGGTGGAAAAGCAAACCGTCCAAACATGCTTGCAGGAAATGCAGCACAGTCTGAACGTATGGGTGCTCGTTATGTAATTGGTGCAACATTTCCAGCAGTTCATTCAATTGAAGCATCAGCAACAATGATGAATGCAAAGATTGTTCCTTCCGTTATGGGTAAGAATGCACCTAACTTCGAATACGGTATGAATACCGAGTATTAAAATGGCATTGTCATCTTCGCAGTTTGGCAGTAACTATGAGTCAATGGCTAACACTCCACGTGTTGATGCCCCATTGTCTTTAAGTAGTTCAACAACAGGTTCAGCAGCGGGCGCAACGGCGTGGCGCACTAAAGGACTTGGTGGTGGACACCCAATGTCATTATCAAGACGCACTGCGGGAACAACTTATAGATTTGATGATGACACTAAAACTTCTCTTCCAAATTCGGATAAAGGCATAGGTAGAGAGTAATGTCTGATAACCGCCCAATAATTAACGACATACAATTTGCTCATCTTCTTGGTGGCTCACGTGAAGTTGCTACAGGTAAAGCAGGTAAGGGTTCTGGATACTATGTATCACGTGACCCTCGCGTGCCTGTAAACATGGGTGGTAGTCCAGAAGCAATCAGTGGTCTTACTAACCCAAAGGCTGTTAAAGAGCACATTGATGAAGTTAAAGGTGTGGCTGAAAAAATTGTACCAACTGGTTGGATGAAGGCTCGTGGTGCCACACCAACAGAGAGTGCAAATGTGCATCAAGGAATTTGGCAAGATAAAGGTAAAACTTATTTAGACGTAACTGACCGTATTGGTGAACGTGCCTCTCGTTCCTCACTAGAGACAGCGCTAAGCCGTGGTATTAGTCAACGACAACTTGGCGTATATGCAGCAGGAACTGGTAAAACACTTACTACACACTTTGAAGATGAGAAGACAGGTAAGAAGACTGTCAACCCAGCAGCAGAGATGACAATTGGTTACCTCAAGCAACAACGTGAAGAAAGTAAGCAGCGTCGCAGAGTAACTTCAGCAGACAAAGCAAAAGCGCTAGAAGCACTAAAGCAGGCCAAGTAATGGCAGGCAGCACAAATAATTTTTCCGCATCGCAAAATTGGCAGTCACTTGGTGGCGGTGGACTTAATGGTTATAACAATCAAGGTGGTGCAGGCACACCTGTAGCACGAGACACAATGGATTCCCTTCGTATTGGAGTGGGAAGAATACCCTCTGCAGAATATCCAGACGGGTACCTTGGTACTATCCGTTCACGTCGTGATGACCGTCTATTGGATAGTATCAAGAATCGTGTTAATCAAAAGGCATATCAGCGTGGTGTACACAAGGGTGAGCGCATTGAGCCATCTATGTACTATTGGCCAGAACAAATTAATCCAATGATGGGCATCGAACGTCAAATGAAGGCACGCCAAGTAAATATTAATGGTGGAGTCGTATACCAAAGCGCAAGAAGTGCTCCTGAAATTTCTCTTACACCAGCGCCTCACCTCGTTAATGATGGCAAAGCAAACACACAGGCTAACCAACCAGGAACTATTGATGAGCGTCGCAAAGCAATGATGGCTTACTTGAAACCAGCGTGGAGTTAACATGGAAACGTTTAGTGGACAAGAAGAGCACCCAAGATGGAATGCTAATTTATCCCGTCAACTACTTACTGCACATGTAAAAAATATTACAGATACTTATAAGAGTGCAACTCCAGAACTATTAAAAGGAGGACACGAGTGGTATGAGCGTGCACACGAAACAGCCACAAAAATTGGTGGTGGAGACGCTAGAAAAGGCGCTGGAATTATTGCTGCAGTTTCTCCTCTTACAGATTGGGCAACTAACATCTCTCATGCTAATAGCATAATTAAAACTGGAACAGCACCAACTTTCGATACTAATGCAAGAAAAGCACGAAGAATTCATGAAGGAGAAGACCCAGATTTAGTTCTTGGAACTCACGGAAAAGTCCCTAACTTTTTTGCAAATATTGCTGACCCAAGTAATCCACATCCTGTAACAATTGACACACATGCCGTTAACCTTGCTGTAGGAAACCCTTTTGTTGGTCAAGGTGGAAAACGTGTGGGACCTAAACCAGAAGATGCAACAAAAGTATTTCATTCTAAAGGTCGTTATGACCATTTTGTTCGGGCATACAAAACAGCATCAGAACAATTAGGTGTAGACATTCCAAATAAAGTTCAGGCAACGACGTGGGTAACACACAGAGGTGCAGTCCAATGACACAACACGTCGACGGTCGCTATGACCACACAAAACCATGGTCAGCATTTCGCTCCCCTATTAATCCCGATATGGTTGCAAAAAAATATTCTTATTACGGCCCATGGGCAACCAACCAAGAGCGCCTTACACAACAGGCTCTCATGATTATGAATGTTCCAGGTGCTGATATCCAGGCAATGGTTCGACCACCACTGCCACAGATTCAACTCTTTCCAGCCCGTTATGGTTATGGAGACCGTTCACAGCCTGGCATTGATGACATTGTGACTATCGACAGAAATTACACAGAGCCACGAGTATCATGGTTCTCTGGTGGTGTCTCTGGTTACCAAGCAGCAGAGCGCAACGCACTGGGGAGTAACTAATGGCTGATGACGGAGATGGCATGCTCTCAATGGAGTTGCAGGCAAAACAAATTGCTCAAAATATTACTCAGTACAACGGTTCTGCCCCATGTCCAACCTGTGGAGTTATTATGAATCCAGTAGAATTTATTAGCAATAGAGGGCATTGCCTATCTTGTCTGACTCAGACAAAGGCAGCACGAGTGAAAGGCAGAATGGCATAATGTTATTTAACGACCGCCGTGCAAATGCACGAGCGCTTAAGGCTGCTAATGGGCCAGGTCTTTCACCTGCAGGTTATGAACGAGATGACCAAAGCCGTTACAACGTACGCCGCATTGCTGCAGACGAAAGAAACCTTTCTCTTAAGCAAGGGTCTCTAATGGGTAAGAAAGAAGCCGTGGGACGTGGAGTTGATGCACATGAATTTTACGAAAAATATCCTACAGAATTAAAAGCAGCAAATCGTTACAGAGCAGAAAACGACCAAAACCCTATTGTTATTAGCATTCCAAAAAATAAAAGAAAAGGTAAATAATTATGGCAGTTAACTCATCACGTTCAATGAACGCAGGCCTTAACGAAGGCGCTACAGATGGTAAGTACCGCAAAGTACGCCCAGATACAGAAGTAACCGCTGACTCTGCCAATACTCTTGACAACCGTCAGACGCTTCACCCATTCTATGGTTATGGTTTTGCTACATCTGAATATCCAAATAAGGTAAATCCAGGTAAGTAATTATGCCAACAATGGTTCCTGACCGTGGAGATGACCCAAGGCGCAAGCATATTTGGGATGTCCACAATCAAAATACTGGTGATTATCAGTACAGTTTTATGGGTGGAAAAAATCTTCGTCAGGCAACCAAGAACAAGCACTACGGCTCAAATCTTGAGAACGAGTTAACTCGTGGCAATATCCCTGGATACCCAGTAGACCCAAAGAATAAAAAATTTAAATAGTTTAAGACCCATATAGGTTTTAAAAGTCATAGGTTAGTCTCCAAGGAACACCATAAGGAGCACTATGAGTAACGTACCACTTTTGGGACAAAAACCCGCAGATGCAGAGCCGATGTTTCGGCTGCTATTTTGTCTTGTCTGTCAAACGCTAGAAGAACTTCCGCCGTATGACGGTGACCCCGAACTAGACATGTTGTTGGCTGTTGCTTGTGAGACTCACGCCTTCCCTTCAGGAGAACCACATAAAGGCAAACTATTTGTATTGCCTCTTCGTTCATGGGCAGATACAAAATCAAAACAAGAAATTATTCGTCAAATTAAAGGCGGAGGTTCTAAAGGCCTTGCTGAAATTGATGACACATTTTATGAATCACGCTCTATTTTTATGGAAGATGCCATGGCTTGCTACAAAGCCCACAATAAACCAAAAGATGGCTGCGTAGAATGGCATGATGAAAAAAAGATGCTAATTCCTAAAACAGAAAAAGAACGCAGAGCAGAAGGAATGGAAAAGTACAAAGATTCTCCAGGTCAAAAGACCTATCTATGCGATTTTTGCCCAGTAGCAATTGGCGTAGCACAACGTAAACAAAAATTGATAGGAATGATTTGATGAGCGACGAACAACACAAGGTAGTAGCAGGATATACAGTTCTTATTGAGTTAGATGGAACTATTACTACACACGCACTGCCAGCAGATGAGCAAATTCAGCGCCAAGCAACGACCATGGATATTTACTCCACCAGCAAAGAACTTGCTACTAATGTAGAAACCTTTTTATTGGCTGACCGTGTAGCACAAGCAGTCGTACAGGCGCTCCAACCTGTTAATCCTTCTTCAGAAATGAAGGAAAAGATTAGAGAAGCGCTAAGCGATAGAGGCATAGAAACCCCTATAGTCGAATAGACTATGAGGTATGAATCGTAACGATGGTCTAGGAAACTACGTGGGTCGTGTAGACCTGCATGAGTCTTCTACGTCTTACTTCTCTGCACCATCAGAAACGCTAGACCCTACCTTGTTTGATGACCATCGAATTAAGGGGTGGATTCGTAACGGTTTGCTCAATCTGCTTTATGACTTCTTAGGTGAAACTTATCGCCATTCAGACTTATGGACAACCGTATGGCTTGCTGGTTCTGGCGTTTCCTATCAATGGCAGGCGCAGCGGGACCCAGCAGACCTTGATGTCCTCATTGGTGTTGATTACATTCAATTCCGTAAAGCACATCCAGAATATCAGGGGCTTACTGACCTTGAAGTTAGCAAGATGTTAAATGAAGATTTTCGTGAGCATCTCCAACCAGAAACAAAAAATTGGAATGGTTTTGAAGTAACTTTTTACGTTAACCCTGGCGCTACAGACATTCGTACCATCAACCCATACGCAGCCTACGACCTTACACATAATGAGTGGACTGTAGTTCCTGTAAGGACTGGTGCACCACACAATGCTGTGTGGGAAGAGATGGCAAAGCATGACCGAAAGATGGCGGGAGACATTGTCTCTCGTTACTCTAACGCAATTACAGAGTTACACGCAGCACGCAACGACGCAACCCGTCGTAATGCAGAAGCGCGTTTGCAATCTGCAATGATACAAGGGTCAATGCTATATGACGATATTCATCATGCCCGTCGCATTGCGTTTAGTACTTCAGGTCAGGGTTACTCTGACTTTTACAATTATAGATGGCAAGCAGGAAAACGTTACGGCACAGTTCCTGCACTTAAAAAGATGTCTGAGTACTGGGCAGCGTACAAAGCGCAACAAGCAGATAGCACATACGGCGTCGACCTGCCCGATACTCAGACCCTAATTCGTAGAGCAGCAACATACAGGAGTCATGGATGAAGAAGGCACTACTTATAGTATTATTACTAACGCCCATTGCAGCGTACGGAGCAACTCCTGATTGGGTAAAACCAAATGCTAAAGTAACTCCTGGAGCGTTAAATTCTGCGGTTACACAAGCAAACATTAAAGACAATATTTGTAAGCCAGGTTGGACAGATATTGTTCGCCCATCTGTTTCTTACACAAACAAATTAAAAGATACGCAACTAGCGGGAGATTATAAGTCTTACGTTGCTGTTTGGGGTGCAGACCCAAAAGGCTATGAAGAAGACCACCTCATATCCCTTCAACTTGGCGGTTCTCCTACTAACCCAAAAAATTTATTTCCTCAACCATACGCAGGTAACAATGCTCGTAAAAAAGACGTAGTTGAAACCAAGTTAAAGCGTTTAATTTGTGATGGAACCATTACGTTAAAGGCTGCACAAAAGGCTATTTCTAAAGATTGGGTTCTTGCATACAATACGTACGTAAAACCTATTGATGCTACAACTGTGGAGTCAAACGGATAGGACTAAATGAACGTACTCGTATCACTAGATGGCGTATTAAGTTCGGATACAGGGGAACCTATCCGTGCAGGAGTAATGCTTTATTATGCCCTTAATATTAATAATCGTGTGGCAATCATAACGTCCCGCAATACAGAGGATGCAAAACACTGGCTTCACTCTCACGGAATCATTAACTATGATGAATTGATTGACACGTCTTACCACCTTGAAGGTGAAGATTTAAAGAAACGTCAATTCATTATAAGTCGTAGTAAGGCTCCAGTAGAACTCTACGTTGACTCTGACCCATCCATGTGTGCATGGGTATTTGAAGAGCAAGGTGTTCCTACCATCATGTTTATGAACCCAGGCTATCTTGCCGTAGAGCGTCGCCCTGATGCACCTAGCAAGGTACGCAAATGGACTGATATTGAAAATGCTATTGATAGAGTTAACGTTGCTAAATCCAAAGATGCTGCTAGTCCTAAATCGTTAGAATTTTGGCAAGATTAATGAATCTCATCTTTTCTGGAGTTGAAGTTGGCTCTAACAGAACCCTTCTCGAAAAACTAAAAGTTGAGTCGATGGGGCTTAACTACTGGGGGCTCCGTAAACGTGGCTTACCTAAAACTAAAAATTGGCTTATAAGCGAACACTTTGATGCAGAGACTAAGGTTTTCATTGAATCAGGCGCTCCACAGGCTGAAAAGGCTGGGCTGTCAAAACAAGAACTTATTGATTTAGCCGCCGACTATCAAGAATTTCTTGTCAACAATGCAAACCGAGCCACAGCCTTTTTAGAATTTGACTCAATAATTTTGGGCTATGAATGGATAGAGCAGCAGCGCTTCTTCTTCAATAACGACCCCAAACTGTGGGTTATCTGGCATGAAGAATATGGACAACAAACACTCCGAAAGATGTGCGAAGACCACAAGAATGTGGCTATCCCTAATGACGAGATTGAGTCAGTAACTAACTTGGCGGCCGTAACTCGAAGTTACTCCAGACAATATAAGACCCAGTTCCATGCTCTTGGATGTGCTAAGCCAGACAATTTAAGACAGATACCATTTAGTACAGCCAGTACATTGTCTTGGCTTTCACCCATGAGACGAGGCGAGACTATCGTTTGGGATGGCACCAAATTAAACCGCTATCCAAAGAAAATGAAAGACCAAGCACGACCCCGTTATAAGGCTATGGTGGAGAAGGCTGGATTAAACTATTTAGACTTCGTGCAAGATAGTACCCTTGAAGCGACTAGAGTTGCCGTCTGGTCATACCAACAGTTGGAGACATCAATGGATAAGAAGACACCTGATTTTCATATTATTGAAGGTGGTAAAGGTGAGAACTTACCTGATAATAGCGATACCTTCTTAACAGGTTTAATGGGATTTGAAACTCCCGCTTCTGATAACAGTGACGTGCCAGTGCGGAAACAAGAGCCCAATAAAGTAGTTCCAAGAGACCCCGAAGAAATACAGAACCTTCCTGTTTTTGGCGTAAAGATGAAGACGATAGTTGAACAAGATGAAAACGGCAAAGACATTTTGCAAGATGTTCCAGTCATCAATAACCAACAATCTTCTCTTCGACAATGCAACACCTGTTTTGTTGCAAGCAATTGCCCAGCATTTAAACCAGACAATATGTGTGCGTTTAACCTTCCTATTGAAGTTAAAACTAAAGAGCAATTAAAATCTTTGCTTACTGCAATCATTGAAATGCAGGGTCAAAGAGTGGCTTTTATGCGTTTTGCAGAAGAAATGAATGGAGGTTATGCAGACCCTAACCTCTCGCAAGAAATCGATAGACTGTATAAATTGGTTGGTCAAGTTAAGGACATGGATACCAATAAGGAGTTCATTCAGATTACAGCGCAACGACAATCTTCTGGTGGAGTGCTTTCTGCCATCTTTGGAGACCGTGCTCAAGCGCTAAAAGAATTACCAGAAACGCTTCGAGAAGAGACTGTTACCAAGATTATTTCCGAGTCTATTGAAAAATAATATTACCTGATAACAACGTGTGGAGTAGCGTGGAACATAGTGGAGCAAGGTGGAGCAGAGTTTAGCCCCTCAAGTTTGGCTTTAGTACTTCACCTTATTAACATATACCTGATAGGGTTCCAAGCGTAATACTAAGCAACCCACTGAGGGGTATTTGCAAATTTATAGAAATGGTAGGGGTTATGTCATTATTCTCATTTAAGTTAGCCGAAGATTTTGTGGCGCCATACAGAAGCAAGACTGCACCATTCGGATACAGAGATGCAGCAGGAAATTCAGTAGGAGAGATTACTTTTCTCAGAACCTATTCACGTATTAAGGAAGATGGTACTAAGGAGACGTGGACAGACGTATGCGAGAGAGTCATTAACGGAATGTACTCACTACAGAAAGACCACGCCAAGACTAACCGCCTGCCATGGTCTGATGCCAAGGCAGCCTCCTCTGCCAAGGAAGCCTTTGACCGCCTTTTTGAATTGAAGTGGACACCCCCAGGTCGTGGACTCTGGGTGATGGGTACAGCCATCGTAAATAAGGAGCGTAACTCGGCAGCGCTGCAGAACTGTGCTTTTGTATCAACTGGCTCCATGAATAAGGTTGAGCCAGCCAAACCGTTTGCTTTCCTCATGGAGGCATCCATGCTGGGTGTTGGAGTAGGATTTGACGATAGGGGTGCGGATAAAGACTTCACTATTTACGACCCACAACAAGGAGAAGCGTATGTCATTCCAGATACCAGAGAGGGGTGGGTCGAATCAACAGCACTTCTCATTAACGCCTACCTCAAGCCAGACACGAAAACTCCTGTCTTTGACTATTCGAAAATACGCAAAGCAGGGGAGCATATTCGCACTTTTGGCGGAACAGCAGCAGGGCCCGAACCTCTTATCAAACTCCACAACTACATCATTCAAATCTTTGCTGGTCGCGGTGGGCAAAAACTTACTCGAATCGACATTGCTGATATTGGCAATCTTATCGGCGTATGCGTTGTTTCTGGCAATGTACGTCGTTCTGCAGAGTTACTAATTGGTCGCATAGATGACCAAGAGTTTCTTAATTTAAAGAACGCAGATAAATTTCCAGAAAGAAACTCTTACAATCCAGCAAGTCCAGGCTGGGCATGGATGTCAAATAATTCTGTGGCTGTTAATGTAGGTGACAACTTAGATAACATTATTGAAGGCATTGCGCACAACGGTGAGCCTGGAGTTATTTGGATGGATATCTCAAAGCAATATGGTCGACTTTCTGACCCAATCAACAACAGGGATTGGCGCATTTCTGGTTACAACCCGTGTGCTGAGCAATCACTTGAATCGTATGAGTGCTGTACGTTGGTTGAGACGTATTTAAACCGTCACAAAGATTTAGATGATTTTAAGCGCACATTAAAGTTTGCATACCTGTATGCAAAGACAGTGACTCTCCTTCCAACTCATTGGGAAGAAACAAATGCAATCATGCAGCGTAATCGTCGCATCGGTACATCTGTATCAGGGGTAGCAAACTTTGCAGATAACCGTGGTCTTCCAATTCTTCGCACATGGATGGACGAGGGATATAAGACCATCAAGGCGTATGACACCTCGTACTCTGAGTGGCTTGGTATCCGTGAATCCATCAAGATGACAACTGTTAAACCATCAGGCACAGTAAGTATTCTTGCAGGCGAGAGCCCTGGAGTTCACTGGACTGTTGGCGGTGAGTACTTCAACCGTGCAATTCGTTTTGCTAACTCTGACCCGATGCTGCCACTCTTTAAGTTGGCAAACTACAGAGTAGAACCAGCAAGCGAATCTCCTGATACGACTAGCGTTGTCTTCTTCCCTATCAAGTCAGAAGCAAAGCGCAGTGAGAAGGATGTCAGTATCTACGAGAAGATGGCACTCGCTGCTACCGCTCAACGCTACTGGTCAGACAACTCTGTCTCCGTAACTATTTCTTTTGACCCAACAACAGAGGCTTCGGCTATTGGTACGGCTTTGCATATGTATGACGGTCAACTTAAGACTGTTTCATTCTTACCTTCTGGTAATGCTGTTTACCCACAGATGCCGTACACACAGATTACTGCCGAAGAATATGAGAACGATGGAGTTATGAAGTTGTTCCCTATTGATTTAACTGGTGTCTATGCTGGAATGGCTGCTGATGCTATTGGTGAGGCTTACTGCACCACTGATGCTTGCGAAGTACGGTTAATTAAAGATAACCAGTAACGCTTCTGGTATTGCTTTGGCTTAAGCCTCACCTTTTGGTGGGGCTTTTGCTTTTGCTAGAGTTCTGTTGAGTAATCTCCTGGGGCGTGTTCATCGCACGCTGTTGAGCCATCTATAAAAATTATCCATTTAACTTCTTCTAGACAACCTTTTACGTAGCACTTCATTCTGCTTCCTCTTCTGGTATGGCTTTGCAATCTTTGGCTATGGTTTGATGTCTAACTAACTTTTCTTGTAACAAACTAACATCACACATCTTCTTGGCTTTAGTTGGAGTTATTTGTAATGAGCCTTCAAAGTGAAGAGGCATATCACAATCTGGGCATACATAAATAAACCGAGTAATTTTGGCGGTTGAATTTAAAGTTTCAAGTGGTGTGCTGTCAATGCGCCAACCAAGTTGAACTAATTTGCCCCAAAAGAAGGCATCTATTTCTTCAGCAATGAGAGGTAACTCTTCAACCTTCTTACTGTAATCATTACCTAGCGTCTGCTTGTGATGTTGCTCGTGCTGTTGTTTGGGCTTCTGGTATTGCTTCTGGTATGACTTGTTGCTTTGCTTTTCATACTGCTCTGCTAATTTTAAGTAGTTTTTACCGTCCATCTGCGCTCCTTCTCTGGGAGATAACCCCCCTATTGCTAGGGGGGCTTCCCGTATGCCTATGCTTTTGCTATGGCTTTGCTTTTGCTTTGTCTGGGAACTGAGCCATGAGGCTCTTTACTACTGGTGTTTTTGTTCCCTTCCATGCACTCCAGTCCTTGCCTCCGTTGCTCATGTGATAAGCAACTTGAGCATTAACCACAGGGTCAAGCAATTTGGCGTTGTAATCCAAATTGAACTTATCCCTACGCTCTTGACCCATTGAACCAATCATGTTGACTTGGAATAACCCGTAAGAGTTATCCCCAGTCTTTCGGTTTCCGTTATGGGAGAGAGGATTGCCTTTAGATTCCTTCATTGCGATTGCCCATGCTTCTTGTAAGGCTTTGTTTTTGAATCCCACGGCTGAAAGTAACTGCATCAAGTCTGTCTTGGTGAGGCTGTCAGCGTTGTGGAACTTATCAAGGGTCTTAACACGCAATGCTTTCTCTGATAGTTGTGATTGGGCTTGTGGTATGGCTTTCAAGGCTTCGGCAGTATGACTGCCAGCAACCTGTAAACCAACCACTAGAACTCCTATAGCCCAAATTACAACTGCTTTATTCTTATGTAGATGTTTCATCATCACTCCAAAAAGTCGCTGGCACTTTCTGATGCCTTTGACTGGTTGTGACGAAGGCGATGTAAGTATCGCTCTGTCGTCTTAATCGACTGGTGACCTAGACGTTCCTTGACCTCATGCACATCTACCCCACTTTTTAGAAGGTGGGTAGCGTTAGCGTGCCGAAGGTCATGGGTTCTTGGACTCCAACCGATTGCGGACTTATCTATTGCTTTGTTCCAGATTGTTCTCCATACATCTCGTGGCAGGTGACTCGTTTGGTCGATGAACCGATGTTGCTTCTGGTATGGCTTTGGCTTCTGGTATGGCTTTGCTTTCTGCCTGTGCTTTCGCACCGACCCTAAGCAAGCCTCACATCTGCATCTGCCATGCGTGTAGGCGTACAGCGTTCCATGCTGGAACTTTTTTCCGTCCTTCTCGAATGGTCGAGAAGGCTTTGTGCTACGAGAACTCTTTATTTTAGTCTGTTCACCTACCAGTAACCTTGAGAACAGCAAGTCATCTTTTCGTAGGGCTTTTGCTGTGACATAGCCCTGAATCTCTAGTAGTAGGGCTTTGCTTATGGTGAGGCTTCTCTTATGACCTGACTTTGTGGCATCAATGACCATGAACCTACTGGTATGGCTTGCTCCCAAATCACTCACTCGCCTCTGGACATATATCTCGCCACTCTTGAAATTGATATCTTTGACCCTCATCTCGGTCGCTTCACCAAATCTGCAACCCGATACCACTAGGAACTGGGCAAGTAACTTTGCCCCATGTGTTGGTAAGTTATTGAGTATCTCTTTGAATTCTTCTGGTTCAAGCACATTCTGGATATCTGCGTGCTTCTGCTTCACCCTAATGCCTCTGGTGGGGTTCACAGGCAGTTCACCAGTCTCCACGAGCCGAGATAGGGCTGACCCTAGTGATGCCTTCACCTGCGCCACAGTCGCGCTACCGACCCCCTGCGCCCGCAAGCGAGCAAGTAACTCTGAAATCTGGCGAACTGAGATGGCAGTTACTTTCTGTGCTCCTAATTCGGGCATGACGAATCTTCTCAGAACCGATTCATAGCCCTTAAGCGTAATCGGCATGAGGTCTGCACTCTTGAACCAGCCCTCTAGATATTCGGATAGGGTAAATACGGCTCTGGAAGGCTCTGTAACGCCCGATACCCCTGCTTGCATGGCGTGATATTCGGCTTCCACTTTTGTTGCCCATGTGCCAGCAGAGAGGCGTTTACCGCCCTGCCTGTAATAGCCAGTCCACCGACCATTTCGCTCTACAACGTACATCTGCCACCCCCAATCTGTGCCATGTTACTCATCAGTAGGTTACTGACCAGTAACTTAGAAGTCAAAAAAAACCCCAGACCGAAATCTGGGGTGTCCACATAATGAGACTAGATACACCTAGCGAGATTTGATTCTGCTTATGTAATTTGAAGTAACTTTTTATATCGTCCAAGAATTTGGACGTAGTTACTTTCGTTCAACTTTCAACCAGACGAATCCGTTGTTGTCACGACTCATCTCTCCAAGAAACTCTAACCATTCATCATTTACTTCGACAGTTATTTTATTCATTACTGAATCTCCAATTCATCAGATTTTTCGAACTTAAAAGTATCGTGAAAGCATTGTTCGCAGATATATGCACCCTCATGTGGATACATATCTTTGGTGTAATGCTGGTCTGCACATTCCACGCAGTCTCTAATTTTTATTGCCATTACTGAATCTCCAATTCATTTGAATCACGATTTACTATCCATTCGTCGATTGTTGTCTGCTTCCATACTGGTCTGTTGCCAATCATGGCATCGTGGGTTGGAAGGGTGTCGCGCTCTCGATACTTGTATATCGTGCGAACCTTTACTCCGATTTGATTTGCGATGTCTGTACTTGTTAGCCAATCTGTCATAGCGAATTCTTACTTTCACTTCTCTGCTCCCTACGTTTAAAGTTTCTTCTTTCATCTGTAGTAAGTCCACCCCATATCCCGTAACCAATCTTGTTGATAAGCGCAAATGTGAGACAATCTTTTTTAATTTTTACATTACATTGTTTGCATAGCAACTTTGCTTCACGAGTTAACGCAAGGTCTGTTGGGTCTGGAAAGAACGTCTCTGGGTCAACTGATTGACATGGTGCATCAACGATATCGGGTCGCTCTGTTGTCAATTCGAATCCGACAGATAGTGCCTTCTTTGGTCTAGTCATTCTCATCTTTATCTCCATATATCTCTGAGTTATCTTTAATGTGTTGTACGAATGTATCCATGACAGACATTAAATTTTCTGGTTCTAAATCACAATACTCCAATAAAATTTCAATCATGTGGAGCATTCCCCAGATGAGCATCTCTGGCTCTAGATTGCGTTCTGCAATAAAGGTGTTGAGATGTTGATTGGCAAGATGTTCTTTAACGTCCTGTGGCAAGCCGTCAGGTCGGTCGTGTTCGACTTTGAATCCACGAACTACCTTCATAAATTCGTTGGCAAAGTCGATTGATTTAATTAAATCATCTTGATGTTTATTCATTTTAATCTCCCTTGTCATGTTCTGGTGCGTGCGTATTGCATCGAATGTCACCGCCAGAACGTGCGTATCCTTCATACTTACAAATTTCGCAAGTGTGAACTGAACAACGAAGTTTATTATCTGAGCCAACGAGTAATCCCTCTGGCTCATTCCAACCGCAGAAGTCACATTGAAGGTGTTGCGATTCAATTAACTTTTCAAGTTGTTTAATTTTTAATTCAAGTTCCAGAGAAACTTTAGTTGTGCCATGTTCTTTTGGTGCGCTAACACCAACACGTTCACATTCTTCAACTAATAGTTTTCGATATTCATTTGCATTGTTTACTGCGAGTCGTTGCTTTGCACGAGACACAGCAAGATTTCTTAATTTCTTTTCTTCGATTGTTAACACGTCACGCACCTCTTAATCTGTTCTGATAATTGGATATGAATCTTTGAATGATGAGTTGGTCGATACCAAGCACCTTGGAGAGTTCATCTATTGATGCAGAACTGTTCATGTGATGAAGAATAATGCTGTTCTTTTCATCGTTAGTAAGTAGTTCTACGTTATCGAAAATAACTTGTTGAATCATTTTTTTCCTTTCTACTAATAAGGGGAAGTCGAATGCGAGCAGGTACGTTTCGCTCGGTCTGCTGAGGTCGTGAACGTCCTTCATAAGAGAGAACGGCATGAATAACCAAGAACTTATGTTGACTCGCATTCGACAAGATTATTTACAACTTAAATTTCTGTACGCAGTTGAAGCAGAAGAAAATAACTGGGTCACCATGTTCATCGTTGACAGTTTTTCCTGATGATTTTAATCCTTGTTGACAGCATTCATCGCAAATATCTAACTGCTTTGCTGTTACTGGAATAAGTTCGACGTAACCCATTTATTCTTCCTCTTCTTCCTCTTTGTATCCGTACATCTCTAGAAGTGTTTCTAGAATCTGCCAACCTTCTTCGGTTGCTCTATCTTTGAATGAATCTCGAATCGTGTGAAGTGCTTCGACTGCTTCCTCATCGCTCATATTAGGTACGAGTGATTGGATATCTTCTGGACTCCATATAACTGAGATTGTGTTTTCATCTTTTGCCATTTTATTTGCCCCCATTAATTACTCGGTCAATCATGTCGTTGCATGAGCCATAGCCCAATATATTTCCGTACTGTGTACCGACGTAGCAGATGTCACGAGTGGCATAAGTAAATAGCGATACGAAGAGAATGATTGGAAGGATTACTAGAACCACCCAACCACGACGTGTGAGATGTTGTTTATTCATGGTGTTTCCTTTCTAGATTCATTTGATATTTCCAAGTGTTCTGTTCACCATGAGTTTTTACTTGATGACAGTTCGCGCATCGCACATCGCACTTTGCGATTTCTGCTTGCACGTCTGCAAGAGATTTACTCTTACCAACGAGTGACTTACCAATAACGAACTCTTTATCGCCCCTGTGGTCGAGTTGAAGTCGCATCGGGTCACTTTCACCGCAGTCGATACAAGGGTTCTGCGACAGATAATCGAAGAGCCATTTCTTGATATCGATTTTGCGAGTGAGGTAGTAATTACGATTTCGTTGCCGTCTGCATGGCTTACAGATTGCAAGTAACTTTTTTCTGGTGATGTCGAAGTGTTCAAGTAACTTCACTTCTTTGCATTCTTTGCATTCTTTTAATTGGCTCATACTTTTGCCTGTGTATACAGATTTGATAGTCGAAGAGTTTTGAACTTCAACTCATTATGATTCGACGGAGTTACATAGCCAACGATGAATCGAGAACCAGTCGTATCGACCACGATTCCTTTACGAAGTCGACCATGTGCCTGAATAAATACATGGTCACCAACGAGTGCGTTGTATACAGAATAGTCCTGCATCGCTGTTGATGAACAAACAATTCGTTCATCAGCAATACGAATCAGTTCATCGCTGACTGCAACTATCTTTGCTTGCAGGTCGATACGTTTCTTTGCCTTCTTCATCGTTGCATCAAATGAATCGGTTTCGAATGTACCTTTGATAACAGCAAACTGAAAAGACCAGTTGAGGCTATCTATTGCTGAACTGGTGTCACCAATTCTGTATCCGAATGCGATGTAGTTCGAAAACTTATGAACCTGTGTCTCCAAGATTGCTGTTCCTAATTCTTCATATTTGTCAACGTGTTCGAGTGTGCCACGCGATAAGTAATACTGGAACTCTTTATGATAACCAATAACCACAATTTGATGACCCTTGTATTCCTCTTCTTGAATAGAGAAGTGCGTGGTTTTTATCTGTGCATATCCGTCTAATCGCTTGCGACCATTCCAGATGTAATCTTGGTTATCACCCATTGATTGCAAATAATCTTTTGAGTAGTAATCACGAAGTCTCTTTGCATATACAGATTCCTCAACGAGTGAAGAATTATTTACATTGATAATTGGTACGTTCATGTTATGCCACCAAGTCCTGTGCTTCTAGAATCTTTTCTGCAAGATATTGCATAGTTCGTCCGTCGATAGTGAACTCGGCGCAAGGAAGATAGTTACCTGTAGTCATGTCACGTTTGCGAGTTACTTCACCTCGTACGTTCTTGATTCGGTCACCAAGAATTGAAGTAAGAACTTCGGTGCATGAAGTAACGATGCGCTCAGCATAAGCATGAGCCTCACGTTCAATGCGTTCTTCTTCTACTCTACGAGCCTCCTGTTCAGCCTTCTTGCGTGCTTCCTCGGCTTCTTCAATAGCCCAACGAGATTCGAGTGTGGAGTATTCAGCAACGATGTCCTGTGGACGTGCAAGCCAGAAAACTTTTTTATTTGGGTCGCTTGCATCAGCCCAGTCGGTTGATGAGACAAGATAACCAACAGCACGAGAACCCTTTGGTGCTGGTTTGAATTGTGGGTGGTCAACTGTCTCGCTACGAAATACTTCGTATTGATATTTATCAAGTGAGATTAACTCTGCCTTTGCAACAGAGCGACGTTGAACTGTATCTGCGTTCTTCTTATCTGCTGATGAATAATCCCATGACGGAATGACTGCGTATGTTGTACCTACTGTAAGTTCTGTAAATTTCATTTGTTAGATTCCTTTTTGTTTGAAGTAGTAAATGGGGCGCACCCTCATGCGCCCCACCTTTGAACTAGTGAGAAATCAATCGACGATTGACTCCGTATTTAACGATTGAACGAACCAACCCGATGAGGTCGATTGGGTTACGAACCACTTCACGAATTTCACAATGATGTGAATTCTCGTCGTTGAGTGTGATTGATGAATCTGTATCTGGAATAAATGCAAGTGCTGTAAGCACACCAGCATTACTCATGCGCTTGATTGCATCGTGATTTACATCTTGATTGCCAGACCATTCGCCGTCAGTAATTGCAACGAAGAGACGTACTGGTTTTTCAGTTTCAGCAAGTAACTTAGTTGCGTAGGTGATTGCATCAGTTGCAACAGTTCCACCACCAGTACCAGCATCTCGAATCTGTGCGCCAGCCTTATCCTTTGCACGATAGAGAACGTGGGTGCTGTCGTGGAATGTAATGACTGTGCAGTTTGCATCGATTCTATCTAGCGCACGTTTGATTGCGTACATCGCACGATATGCATTCGTTGCTTTCTTGCCAGACATCGAACCAGAGACATCGAGTGCGATAACGCATTCAATCTCAGTTGCATCTTCACGACCTTCATTCCATTGGTCGAATACTGTGTCGAGTTCATCGCCACGAAGATACCTGTGTGCATCGATACGACCTTGTGATTGGTATTTATCCCAAGCAGGGTCGAACGTTGCACGCAAGCGTTCAAGTTCACGACCGAATGCAAGTGATGCGTGAAATGTATCTGCATCTGGTGTGAGCGAGTGATAACGATTTAACTCTGGCTCTTTTGATTTATTGGTAGAAAGAGAAGTGAGTCCACCAAGTTGTCGAAGAGTGTCGTTTAATTCTTTGACGTTATCTGCATCGTTGAGAATATCTTCAAGAAGATTGTCAATTAATGTGTTAACGATATCGCCAGCAGAATCACTAGCAGAATCACCACCAGTTGAATCACCAGAATCATTTGAATCAGAATCGCCAGAAGTATTTGCATCAGAATTATCTGAATCAGAATCATCTGCATCATCGAATTCAATGTCATTAATATCTATATCAATGACGTTTTTATCTTTGAGTGATTCAGCGAATTCTTTATCGTCGACTGAATCGTTATCGAGCGCACGCTTCAAGTCGTTGGCTTGCTTGCGTGCTGGTTGTGGTCGTGACTGTGCAGAGGTTTCCAAGCCCTCATGTGGACGTGAGCCATGTCCGAATGGGTCAGAGATACGAACGACTGTATCGCCCTCTCCTGCGCCTTGTGAGATACGAACCTTGCCTGTACCAGTACCGCCCTCGCCCTCTCCTTCGCCCTCACCAGAATCGTCACCAGTCTGCTGTAGCAGGTCGTGGAATTTGGCGATGAGTTCTTTTCCTTTATCAGTATCAGCAGGAAAGATAAGTGAACGATATTGAGTAACGACATCAGAGATATCGTCGACAAGGTGTTGATGTGGGTATGCATTACGAGAACGGGCTCGCAATTCAACAGGAAGATATCTGCGACCGCATAGCAACGGATATGAGGTATTGAATGCATTTGGCTTATCAACGAAGTGAATCAAGATAGTTGATGTGAACCAATCAATCGTTGACGGATACTTCGATGTAAAGAGGAATTCAATTCTGGAATCTTCCAAGCAGTTATACGCCATGAAGAATTTATTCTCCTTGACGTAATCGAATAGTTCTGAACCCTCACGAGATGTGTAAAGGATATGTGATATCTCGTGAAGGTCTAGACCCTTGATGCCAGCGATAGCACGAGCAGAATCAAGTTCTTCAATCATTCTGGAATTGAAAGTAACTTCTGATGCTGTTGACCATGCTGGTGCAGATAACTGTGAATCTTCAATCTTTACAGTCACCTTGCGGAATGTGAATGCAGAATTAACACGCCCGAAGAATTGTGTGAAACGTTCTAATTTCTGCTTTTTGAGTTCTTCACGAGCCTTCTGCTCTTCAATCTCTTTGCGAGTTACACCTAGAAGTTCTAACTCCCAGTCTTTAATTGCATCTCCGTATTGCACGATGTCTCCTTAAGCGTTTGCGTATTCGGTTTTAATTGAATCAACAGCAAGTCCGAGTTCTTCCTTGATGTTGTATGTAACGCCTTCAAGAAGCATCTTGACTGCAGGGCGTTCTTCATCTGTGAAGTTATTGATGAAGTTCTCGACAGCGAATTCGAATGTCAATCCCTTTGCAACCTTCTCGAATGTTTTAAGAAGTCGTGGAGAGATTGGTGTCTCGAAGATTGTTCCTCGGTCTGCTGATGCGTATTCGTTTTGTCGTGAAGTTGCACGCATTCCGTTAGCAAGTTCCAGAAGTGATGACGATGCAACAATTTTCTTTTCAATCTCGTTGTCATATTCATAACGCAACTTGATTTCGAATCGGTCTTTCCATGCTTCGTTGAGAAGTTGTGTTCCACGATAGTGAGGATTCTGGTCAGCGATGATGAGAAGGTCTGGGTGCGCCTTCACAACTTCGTTTCCATGACCCATGAGAGTGATTGAACGTCGGTCATCTAGTAATGACATGAGGTACTGCGACAAGTTCTTTGGCGCATTATTTAATTCGTTAATGAGAAGCACACCGCCCTCACGAACTATCTTCGTGATACCGCCGTCAACCCATTCGAGTTTGCCGTCAGCGTTTGGAAAGAGTCCACCAATCACCTGAGTGAAGTCGATTGCAGAGTTGCAAGGAACAGCAAAGAAGTTCAAGTGACGTTGGGCGCAATACGAAAGCACCGCAGAAGTTTTACCAGTTCCAGTTGCACCTTCTGACAACACGTTCATGTTGTTATCTGATGCAAAGTCAAAGGCTTGATACTCACCAATTCCACCAGAGAAGGTTCGTGGAATGTAGTGCGATGTTGATTCGAGCGTTGGTACGAATAGAGATGTTGACATTTTGTATTCCGTTTCTTTTGATTGGTTAGTTGGTGTATTCAGTTGTAACTGCATCTGGATTCTTTGCGATGATGCGTGATGCAAGTTCTACATCTGCAAGTTGTGTTGTGAGTTCTTGAAACTCATTAAAGATTTCACATTGTTCATCAATGAGTGGTTGCAACTTTGCAAGTATTGATTCGAATGTGGTGATGATGTGTGGTGGTGCATCAAGGTCATCTGAATTTTCCAGAGCCATATCAATGACCATGTGAATCACACCGAGTTCTTTTAGATTGAAATCCTTCATTGGTATCTCCTAACACCACATCAGAGGAACAAGAGCGTAGAAGATATTTAAGAATGTGAATTCATCTTCTATCTTTAACAATTCTTTGAACACGCCGTTATCTTCTGTACGACCATTCTCACACTTTTCATTGTGGTTGATATGTGCGGATAAAAATTGACGCAGAATTTCGATGTTCTCTTCTTTAATGAGTTCTCGAACAGTTATGTCGTTATCGATTTCATCATCAAGTTTGCCGTTGATTGCAAGAATGATTTCAGAGTAATCAGTTCCCATAAATAAAGTTGTCATGCGATTGCCCCTCTAACTAGTGATTGGTGACGTGATGTTATCTGTGAGTATTTGATTGCTGGTAAGTGCCAACCGAATTTGCCATGCCATGCGATTGGTGTGCCATATGAGTAAATGATGTAGTCGGGTTCATCTTGTTGCAGTTGTACAACCAAGTCTGATTGCAAACGACCAGTTGCAGGTCGGAAGCAGTCAGGTGTTGTCGAGAGATTAAATCCCTTGAAGTTACTGGCTGTGAAATTGATTCGGTTCTGAATGTATTCAGCCGATTTATTATTTGCGATTGCAGTTGCCATGTGTTGCCCCTCTTTTGTGTTGTAGTTGTTATTCGGGTTTCCATGTTGTCCAGCGAGTATCGCCAGCAACGTCTAGTCGGATTTTTACAAGGTCTGGTTTGATTACAACGATTTCTTTAATCGTTCCAGTTTCTTGTGTTTTGGTTGTGGTGTAGATGTCACCGATTGCGTATGTGTTTTTCATTGTGTTGCCTTTCGTTTATGTGTTCACCACGATTGCAACCAATGCCATTTCGCTGAATGAGTGTTAGTTGCAACCGCAGAAAATACATAAGCAGAATCACTATGCATTCAATATCAACGTCAATGTTCTGTCGTACAGATTGATTACTGACTGCACCAATAAGTAGCAACACATAAGGCGTGATGTAATTATTGGCATTCCATAATTGATATTGATTGCATTCCATGAATCTCACTAGCCCCACACTATTCACGATTAATTTTCATTAACGTTTCGAAGTAACTTAGTTGTCGTTGAGTGCATGCATATTGCAGTTATTTATCAACGAGAATTAATTGCGCCATTACAGAATCATTTATTTATTCCAGTAACGACCAATAACAATTAAGTCGTGTGTATCTAGTCTCTATGTAATTAAAAGTCCTAATCGCTTTCCGTCACCTGATATCGAATTCCCTAGGGATTCATAATGATTCGAATCAGTTCACCGCTATTGCGATTTACTTCTTTAGCCTTTTTCACGCTTTCAGTTGATGACTCGAATGCTCCGAAGAGATTCTGATTCGAATCAGACCGCAGGGGGTGTGCTAGGAGAATTGAACCACAGATGTCGGACAACGTGCGACACCCTGATAATAGATAGGTAGAGCGTGTCTGGGGCGCACAGGCGTGTTGAGCGTGTGGGATTTACGCTCAGATAGCCCTCACAAACCCTAGAAGCCCGATTAGAGGCGATTACCCCCCAGATTGACCCAATGACCCCAGAGAGGGGCTGATAGGGGCTCACAGGGGCATCTGGCGAGGTGGCGATTTGGAGACGTGGCTCACACATGAGCGTGGCGCATCGAAGTAACTCATGGAAGGTAGTTGAAAGTTCAATTAGTTCACATGGTCGTGATGACGTAATGACATGGTGGGAAATTTCCGCGCATGGATTTTTTTCTCAGTAATGATTTAACAGATAGAGAATGAAGAGAGAAGTAAATAGATAAAGAGAGATATCTGGTACATCTGAAAACCCAACCTGGGGTTGATATAGATAGAGAGTGATTAACAGAATCTCTCTCAAGGAAGAGTAATAGTTATGGGAGGGGGTAACGATATGTATGAAATCTGGAACAAATTAAGTGACCAGTCTAAATACAATGTGGGTGCGTGGTATGTGGAATATATGTATGACACATTACATGGCACACATAGTAAGTAATTGTTAATAAGTAACTATTAACAGGTAACAGATGTAATCAGGTAACTATCTACCAACAGGCTAGCGAGCCACGATGCCATGAGTGCAGTTGGAATCGATAGTTATCTGGTTACGTTACCTATTTTGAAATTGTTTAATTAGTACCTGATTACAACGTGGGAAGGTAACTGCTGGTCTGGTTACTCCAACGATTAGCGTGCCATGTAGCGATGTAGTAGCCGAAGCCTTGTCACCAGATTGTCACCAAACTATTGAAAACACCTGACTTTGAGCACGTGTTTACACGTTCCCACCTGATTGATAGTCAGGTGGTGATGTAAACACGATGCCAGTTGCAGTTGACCCCCCATGGTTAAGCACGCGCACGCGTGGGAGCAGCCAGGTCGGAGCCATGGTTGAAGGTTTTTAGGCCTAGGCAGTAGCCAAAATGAGTCACAATGGCCACATGAGTCGTCTATCAGAATTTCAAGCGTGGGGCGCTAAGAAGCCTGCCACAGCCACTGCTCGTGAGATTGTTCAACACTCGTATCCGATGGACTTTAATACCACGGAGATAGATGGCAAGGTGTATCGCCGTGATGAAAAACTGCCTCCAGACACTGTTGAGGCCGTTATGGAGCGTAAGTATAAGAGAGCCAAAGATATCGGGATTGCCGAAGACATCAGGAAGCGTGGCATCCTGCACCCTCTCCGTATGACCAGTGGATTAGATGAAGATTTGCCGCACTTTATTGCGCCCCGTCACGTGTATGAAGAGCATGTTAAGAAGACTGGCGATGAAAATGCCTCTTCCAATATCCCCATGGTATTTAATGGACAACACCGATTAGCCGTGATGTATCACGAGCAGCCCGATGCCCCTATCAATCTTGAGTGGGATAACCCAAAAGGCAGATGGGATAAGCCAACTATTAACCAACGCTACAATAAAACCATCCCACCTGTTAAAAAACCTAAATAAATCATTTGTCGTTTAAGATTTCTTTCTCAGTAACGGCCGTGATAGCGTGCCGCCCATGTCGCCAAGAGCAGGTAGAGGCACCCCAGAGGGCAAATTAAAGGCTCAGATGGACTCAAAACGGCACTATCGACGCAATAAATCAGCCTACATAGCCAGAAATAGCGAAAAAAAGGGTCAATTACGTGATTTTTTGCATAAATACAAGGAATTTCACGGCTGCTGCGACTGTGGAGGCAAATTTGCCTACTACGTACTCGATTTTGACCATCGTGAACCACAAAACAAGAGATATGAGCCAGCAAAGTTAGCCGAGACGGGCAGTTGGGATAAAATGTTGGCTGAAATCGCTAAATGTGACGTGGTATGTGCCAATTGCCATAGAATCAGGACTCATGAGAAGAATCACTACTCACATAGCAACGTCATCAAAGATAATTTTGCCCTTGACGATTTAAGCAGTAGCCTTTCTCCCAGTAACGATACGGGGGAGATAGATGTTCAGTTTATTCAAGAAGCAAGTGACACCAGAGATGGTATTTGAGATGCTCAAAGCAGATAAAGAAAAAGCCAAAGAAGAGTATCACTTCGGTTATGAGAAAGGTCTACCCGTGATGGTTGCCGATGATGACTTTTTAGAATTCTTACAGGAAGAATCAATGGGCACCGAGATTGAGTTGGTTGAGTTGGCGGAATTATTTAAGGTATGGATGGCGGATAACTGTCAATGATTATTGGGATTTTAATTTATATCTGCGTACTTAACACCGTAGGAATTTGTTTTGGCATTTACGGATACGGTTCCGCTAAGAGATGGTGGCGATGACTAAGGTGATAGTCAAGGGCTACTGCAGCCACTGCGGAAAGTGGGCCACGGACTGTAAGACGCTGATTGTTTATAGCATCCCAGAGAAGGTATGCCGAGATTGCAGAGAGAAAGTATGAAGTCATTCCTTTATATCTGTCTCATTGTGCCTACCTATATCGTTACTTATCATATGGTAAACAAGATGTTGTCTAGATATTCAAAGAAGGAGCAGAGATGACTGAAATGACGAGCGTTGGAACGGATTTTACAATGTGCCTATGTGCAACCGATGAAGTGAACTCAATTGTTGAGATGGATAGGAAGGAATCTGGACACGATGGATGCTGTTGCCATAACGCTTCTTAAAGAGCACGAGGAATTGCTAGAAGCAATAGGGAGTCACGAAGTCCCACATACCAGGGCTCTGCGTTCAATCGTGCAGTTACATACCTTTGTACAACTCAACAGGGGCAAGAGCGGGCTAACTAAGAGATGCACGGAGTGCGGATTTTCTTATCCGTGCCCAACCATTCAATTTATTAAAAAAGAAGTTCAGTGACTCACGAGCACGACTTTGTAAGAGATTTAGATGGTCAGGTGACCTGCTCCGTATGTGGTGCGATGGATGATGAGAAGGAGTTGGGATGAGTCACATCGTTCAGTTATCAAAAGAGGAAGTCCGTGCGTGCGCCGATATCGCCCTCAATAGATGGATGATGAAGTTCGGTAGCATCGACCGTCCCAATTACCAAGACAAGTCAAAGTTAGAGCCAGAGATTGCCGCCAATGTAAGGACTATCGTTGCAGAATATGCCGTTGCAAAATTGTATAAGAAGTCAATGTCATTCCCCTTCTATCCCAATGAGGAGCATGCATTCCGTACCAATCTGCCTGATGTCTTTCCTAATATAGAAGTCAAGTCAATTAGGACTAGGGACGAGATACCAGTATTTCCCAAGGATATTCATCCAGGCTGGGTATTAGTCGGTGCACGTGTTACGGATAGAGATTACTATTCAGAGGTTGAAGTCTATGGCTGGCTACATATGGAGGATTGCCAACGAGATGAATGGCGCTATGCCCCAGAAGGTTCATGGCGCATTCCGCTAAGTGAATTCAACCCATCTCTGACTATCATGTAAGTCGTTACTGAGAAAAAACGCCTCGTCGGTTTAAAAAACGTACGGGGGCGAAATCTGTCACACTGTGTGCATGCCTAAGTATGTCAAGCCTAAAGTTGGCTTCAATCGCACTCAGATTAAAGATGGTCACATCGTGCGTGTTGCAAAAGATGGACGCATCAAGGCAGTCTTGAGTAAGTATCCACCTGAGAAAGTAAAGTAATGAAGGCGGCCAAATGCGCTACATGTGGCGTGCAAGTTGTGCCACAAGAAATTGCTCACGATATCCATGGCGCTAACTGGACCGAGCCATCTCAAGGCTGGGCGCACAATCCATCTGAGTTAGACCACAACCCCGATTACTCTCACATCGCGCATCCGCACGACAATCGTTCATTAGAGCAAGAGCATCAATCTAATAAGGAATCAATTGCTTCGTGGGATAACGCTGCTATGGACCAACAAGTAAAACATATTATGAAGAACGTTAACTTGAGCCCAAGGCAGTTCGAATGAGCGAACAAACAGACCAGTACGGTGGCGACCTACCGATTAAAACAGAGACAGGACATAAAATTCCTGCATTAGGTTGCAGTCATTGTCCTGCGTCGTTTTTTTCAGAAGATAGACACGCAGCGCATCTTCGTAATGTTCATTCAGATAAGCCAGCACCAGAATCTTGGGAGTCATCAGAAGGGCACGTAGTTCATTACTACCCTAACATCACACGTAATCACCCACACTGGTACATCATGTCTGATGCACAATCAGGCAAATTCATTTCTAATATGGTGACTAACCACGAAGGAAAAGTCGATGCTATAGAGACTCACCCAAAGTACCGTCGTCAAGGCCTTGCATCTGAGTTGTGGCATGCAGCACAGCAACATGCAGAAACTACTCCAGGTGTACCAACACCACGACACGGAACCTCTCGCACACGTTCGGGAGATGCGTGGGCTAAAAAAGTTGGTGGCGAAGTTCCACCTGTTCCAAAAAATCAGTTGCTATCTGCTCGTCAGATGCAGGGAATGATTGACTTTAAAAACCAATGACAAAGCCACGTAAACTTAAAGGTAAAGTTGATGAGCAACTTCTTAATGTTCATCATAACTATAACCAAGACTATAAAGAAGTTAACGACTCCGATAACTTTGTGTTTAAGCGTGGCAAAGAATCAGTCAGCGTAGCGCTGTCCCACCCTCATATTCCAGAATTGCAAGAATCTGACCCTAAATACAATGCAGAATGGGTAAGAGGAACTGGTACCTTTGAAGGAAGAGAGCAGTATCAACATACTCTCTGGAATGAACCACACCGTGGAGCAAAGCCTCCAACCATTACTGGGTTATTTGCAACCCCTGGAGCACGAACAGACGTTGCAACTGCTTTAGGCGTCGTTGCTAATCACTCCATGAAGAAGTTTGGTCAAGTGCCTGCTGCAAGCCGTGACTTATCTCCACAAAGTCAACCAATCGTTTCTCGTATTATGGGAAAAATGAAAGAAAAAGGGGTAGAGGGTGTAGACCTTTACGCTCCTCATACTCCTCGTAATGACATTACTAAAGAACAAGGCAAAACAACTGCAACAACAGAAGCAAAAAGGTATTTTAATAAAGACTACTCTCCATATGATTATGATAGGGCTAAGCCTGTTTCTGAAAAAGAAATTCATTCTGGTAGTCAATTAATGCGTGGTTTATTTTCTGGGCGCCACTTAAACAAGCAGCAGTTCCAACAAGATGAGTTGCCACTTGAGGGAAACAAATGAGCGTAATATCTCATCAGCAACTGGCTATGTTTATGCCAGCACACGAACTCAACAAGATGCCGATGATGGATGCTCCAAACTATTCATCACGCAAAGATATGATTACATCTAAGTTGCGTGATAACGAAGTAACTGGTTTGCAGAAATCAATTCGAAACGAAGGCGTACAAAAACCTGTAGACGTTTACCATGATGACTCTGGTCGTTACCTGCAAAATGGTCATCACCGTGTAATTGGTGCAAACAAAGTTAACCCTAATATGTTAGTGCCTGTAGAGCACCATGATGACAATGACGTTCAATACCAACGTTCAAAGGCACCATTACTATGAACCCAGCACAACTAGCGCAAGCCTTTCCTGTCCCTAAAGAAGTTGACCACATGAATGCAAGTGGCATGGGTCATATTGAAGGAACTAATTCTCGTAGTGCAACTGGAATGGTGCATGTTAGAAATTTGGTTGGTTTAAGAGATTTGCAACGTACTGGTGTTCATGCCTATCCAAGTAGTGCAAAAACTATTGATGATATTGCTAACGAACTTCGTGCTGGTGGTCAAATTCATAATCCTCTTGTCATTGACTACAATCACCAAGATAAATGGGGTCACCTCATCGAAGGTCACCATAGGTTAGAGGCGGCTCTAAAAGCAGGAGTTACTCACCTTCCAGTATCCGTTGTTCGTAACAAAAGCGGAATGCAAGATAAGATTAGAAAACGTAGAGGTAATCATTTAGCAATGCTTACTGATTTTGGCCCAGACACTAGTTCAGAAAACGTAGGCGGAACTACAGGTCGTTATGTACCTTCTAATATTCACCCTTATCACTTTAAGCAGTTGATGCCATGAGCGCTCCACTATCTAAACCACTCTTTCATGGGACAACAGAAAACATGAAACCTGGAGATATCATCAAACCTACTCCTCAAGTAATCAGTGGTCTTACAGAAGCGTACGCAACACACAGTTACCCAGAAGCCTATAATTACGCTGGCGCCCGTGCAGCCAACCGTAACACTCTTTTTGGTTCTGTATACGAAGTCGAATCCGTAGAGAAGGACCCAAACCCACAACGACGCAAATCTCTTCTTTCAAATAGAAACGACGTTCGCGTCTCTGAGGTAGGGTTCCGTGTAAAACGTCACGTTAATTGGGCAAAGTCACACGCATGAAGCCGCCAAAAGATTTAAGTAAAGCAATCAAGGCTGGTTATCGTCCTATGTTTATGACTGGTCCTGAAATAAAAGAACATTTTGCGCCATTTGAAGGTGACCGAAAAGAAGTTGAAAACCGTTCGTCCAATAGCCCAATTGGTCCTGATGAAACTGATAACGAATTGTGGAATCGTAAATTAAACGAAGCAAAACAAACAGGCGAAGAACGTTTTGGCAAAAATGCTTTTGAACGTTCTGGTAACGCATGGAGAAGCCTTTCTGGTCCTCTCTTGGCTCGACAAGGTATTGGACCAAAAACAAGCCTTGAGTCTGTAACAAAAGAACAAGGTTTAAAAGGAGTTATTCACGTACAAGACCGTGTGGGATACCCTTCAGATAAGCATCAACTTCTTGGCGGACACCATAGAGTGGCTTTATCTGCGGAGCAATTCCCAGAGCACATTTTTCCTATTTCTTATGCCAAAAACTTAGATGACGCACAAAGTGATAAGAACTATTAATGAGCAATTTAAACCCTAAACAATTTCGTTTTCGTAGAGTTGATTACAAAGACTCTGAGGGCGTTCAATCTCATGACTTTGTTTTAGAACACGGTAAGAAGAAGGTTATCGGAGGGTATAGAGCACCAGCAGAGGGTTCTTCTGCATTAGCCTTTGGGTTACACAGTACCCCAGGCTCGTCTGCTCATGTTCCCGCTGTAATGGGTGCAATGGCAGAGCACTCTCAAAAAACGTATGGTCATGTCCCTGAAATTAGTGCAGATTTGTCTGTGCATTCTGCTCGAATTGCCAACAAACTTGTTGACAAGGGACTTGCAAAAATTGCCAATGACCGTGACCCATCAATGGGGTTAAGCAACGTGGGCTTTAAAGAAGCAAAAAAAACAGTAAAAACTATTGTAAACCTTACTAACAAAGAGACAGAAGGCGTACACGAGTTATCTCGTGAAGATGAAAGGCGTGGACATGAGGTTGTTAGGTCTATGCTCAAGAAGAAAAAATAAACTCTCAACATACCTTTTTTAAGGTATCCTTAAACCATGGCTAAATGCATAAAGTGTGACCACGAGATTGAATTTGGGGTCTGCACATCTGATACCTGTAAATGCATTTGCGAGGAGGATTAATGTATTTTTTTACCCACATTACTTTTCAAGGTACTTTTATCGTAAGCCTTATTGCGGCTACCGTTATCGGTATGTGGTGGGCTGAACGATAATGGAACCAAGAGAAGAAAGCGCAGACTTTCACAACAAGTTTGCCAAGCGCCTTAATAAGCCGTGGATTCCAGAGATAACCTCTGACCATAACGAGTGGCGTACTATGCGCCAAGGTTATAGCGACCTTCAATACCACATTGATAATCATCACGCTAAAAATGTAACCACAGACCCAACAGGCAATACCTGGACTACCTCACGCCCTGATAAAGGCTCAATGAGCCCAAATGAATTCCACGACCACCTTCATAATATTGAACACTTTAAATTTGGAAATGAGCATAAGCACTTCAAGCCAAAGAAGAAAGGGCAATAATGGCAACCAAAGGTACAGCAGCAGCGCTTGTTGAAATTGCGCTCAAAGAAGAAGGATACGTAGAAGGACCAAAAGATAATGAAACAAAATTTGGCGCTTTCACAAAGGCTAACTTCCTCCCATGGTGCGGTTCATTCTGCATGTGGGTTGCAAATGAGGCTGGGGTAAAGATTCCTAACACTGTCTCTACTATGGCGGGGGCAGAAGCCTTCAAAAAGATGGGAACCTGGTCAGATGCAGCGGCTGCAAAACCAACACCTGGCGATATCGTTTACTTTGATTTTGCATCTGGCGGTGCCCCAATTGAGCATGTAGGAATTGTTGTCAAAGACAATGGAGACGGAACCGTCACAACTATGGAGGGCAATACTTCAGGGGATAAGAAGAAGTCTGGTTCACAGGCAAACGGTGGAGAAGCCGTTAAAAAGATTCGTGCCTACAAGAAGAACGCTAAAGGAATTCCATCCTTTATTGTGGGCTTTGGTCGTCCAAACTACAAGGGCAACGAAGTAAAGGCTAGCGTGCCTGTTCCAATCATCCCAGCATTCCCAGGAAAGATTCAACCAGGAGACCAAGGCGATAGCGTTAAACTCATCCAGCATGCCCTCACGCTGGTAGAAGACGGCGATTATGGCCCAGCAACAAAAAAAGCGGTTGTAGCATTTCAAGATAACCACGACAATCTGGACTCTAACGGCATCGTAGGACCTAAAACATGGGATGCTTTGATGAAAACCGCCCTATAACGGACATTTCTGACTTAAGATTCTCCACGGGTACCTGATGGTATCCTTGGGAGGTTCTTTATTAGGGGGTGGATATGACAACGATTGTAGCCGTTCAATACGACGACAAAGTACTTTTTGCTGCCGACAATCAAGTAACTGGTGACGACGGCCGCATCTACCACCATCCAAAGATGGAAAAGATTACAGAACGTGGCGATTACCTTATTGCGGGTTCTGGAGAAGTAGGACCTTGTGATATTGCTCAGCACATTTGGATTCCGCCAAAACCTTCACCAAAAGACCGCCAAGATGTTTATCATTTTATGATTGTAAAAGTAATGCCTTCTCTTAGAAAATGCTTAACAGAGAACGGTTACGAATTCAATGAGGGTAAGGGCGATGGAAAAGGCGATGATTCTCGATTTAACTTCCTGATTGCAGTCTGCGGTGAGGTATTTGATGTTGCAGATGATTGCTCTATCTGCATGAGCGATGACGGCATCTACGGAGTAGGTTCTGGCTCTTCTTACGCTATCGGCGCCCTTCATGCTGGCGCTAAGCCACTTGCTGCTCTCAAGATTGCAGAAAAGATAGACGCCAATACTTCAGGCCCATTCTTAACCAAAGAACAATGCAAGTAACATTTGTACTGCAGATACGTTAAGTCTGTAGTTAGATATCCCCACAACTTCATAAGAGGCTCCTGAGCATGAGCACGCAAAAACTACTCTTAATCTTCTGATAAGGTAAGCAAATGTCAAAAACACAAGATAAAAAACAACAAAACAAAGTAGAGCATGCGGAGTTCCTATGGAATGATGCACAGATGCGTGCTGCCGTGATGCAGCAGACCCTTGGTATTGCTATTGGGGAGTTTGAAGAGCATCACGAAGAATTAGATGAAGAAGTCGTCACTCAAATTAAGCAACAGATTAATTTGCGCAAGAAGGACATTCAAGACTTCCTTATGAGCGAAAAAGATAAGTATTTAGAACGTATGGGCATCCAACAAGACTGATAATGATACCTAGTACTTGAGGGGGAATCGAGACAGGCATATGTTCATGAAAAGTTTAAATAACGTATTGATGCGTATTGTTGCAGTCTTTGCAGCAAGCGGTCTTGGAGTTATCGGTGCTGGTGCAGTTGCTGGTATCTCAGTTGCAAAGGCAATGCTTGTTGCTGGTCTTACAGCAGTAGCAGCAGTTGTTGAGAAGTTGGCTCGTGCGTTTATGGATGATGGCAAGTTAACACTTGATGAAATCAACGCAGCATTCTCAACAGTTGATAAAGGTGCAAAGACAGTTGCAGACGTAGCAGTTGAAGAACGCCAAGCAGCCGATAAAGCAGCGAAGAAAGTTTTTGCTAAAGAAGATGACCCAAACTATAACTAACGACGAGAATCATTGATATAAAACCCGCCACCTTTAAAAACGGCGCCTACAGGAGAGTAGACTCGACTAAGGTTATATCCACATTTATCACAAAAATATTGAGGCTCAGGATTGCTAATGGGGCGTTCTTTTTCATAGTCTTTATCGCATTCAATGCATGCATATTGATAAATTGCCATTAATTAGATACCCTGATTGCAGAAAGAGTTTTACCACACTCATTGCATACCGTGTAAATTTTTCCTGTAAATGGACACGATGATTCTTCAGTCATCTTATGCTTACAAAAAAAGGCTTTATAAAGAGTTGTAATAATCATTTTGATTTTCATGTTTATACTCACATCCACGCGCTAGGTCTGGTACTACAAATCGTTTATTACATATTTGGCAAGTATACAGTGCAATTCGCGCAGAATTATCCATGCGTATATTATGACCGTACACAGAGGTAGAAAGAAGGCAAAATAGTGCTATGACAGCCAATTTATCAAATGAACAATTTGGTGGAGAATCAATAACTTCCAACAAACAGGCCATGCCTGAATCAACGCATTTTGATGGTCCTGCAGGAATTAGCGTTTCTTCTGCGGACAATTCGATGGCTGCAAACGCACACACCAACTCTTTACCAAAACCTGGGTTTAGTTCATGACCGCAACATTAAGCACACATCGTAAAATTACTGTGCAAGATAGATGCGACAAATGTGGAGCGCAAGCAATGGTGCGAGCAACTCTTACAAATGGTGACCTTTATTTTTGTGGACATCATGGACGTGAGATGGGTACTCCATTAGTACTAAAAGCACAACACGTATTTGACCCTGAAGGAGTTTTTAATTATGCCAATCGGTGACGGATATTTTGGAAGTCCTAAAGGAACATTTGGTAAGTATGTAACTGGACCAGCAACAAGTCCACTGTCTGTTCAATTTGCTGCAGTAACAGGAAAAGTTGAAGAACAGCAGCGACGCAGATTTAAACGCAAGCATGAATCAGGTTATGTAGGTAATGGTTACGTGTGGGGTTATCCATACGCTATTGGCACGCTTGCAGCAAACCCAGTGCAAAATCCAGATACAGACCACGACCAACCAATGAGCGGTTCTGCAGATGCTGCATCAGCAACGGATGGCAGCGGAATGGGAGGAACTGCTGCTGGTTTTGTTGGAGGTCTTGGTTCATGAGCAAACAACTTAACCGCAAAATATTAATGGTTAATCAACGTCGTGATATTAAACAACACTTTAATTACACTCCAGATTTTTCTCCTAAATCAGTTGCAGAACCAAGCATTGTTTCTTGGGCTCATCGTGGACGCGGAGTACAGGGTGAGACTGTAAACTCAAATAATACAAATGATAAGTTTATTATAAATAAAAATTGGAAACCAGTATAATTTAAATATTAGAAGAGGGCATTAAGAGTATTCTGAGGGGAAAACTTGAAAGCACTGCGCATACTCGCAGCACTATCCGTAGCATTATTTGCCGCTTTTTTCCCCTCACTACTTACAGAATCAGCACAGGCCACGTGTATAACAACCGCACAATCCATAGCGACTGCGGCAACTTCCCCTATCGTTTTAAATATTGAAAGCACAACAGTAGGACTAGATAGTGTCACTACTACATCAACACCCGTTATTGTACAAAATACTTGTGGTGGAGACGATGTCTCTTATCAAGTGGCGCTTCCTACTAGCGTAAATTTTCAAGGAGAAACTTACACAGCAGTTTATGCAACTACTAACTCAACCATTGTCTTTGGGCGCCAAGATAACAATTTTAGCAATTTTCCAACCACACCCTCTATTTCAGTAGATGCTTATGATTGGGTAGTTCTTAGCACCGCTAACACTCCTGGATACCCAACAGGTTGGCAATCTACAGATGAACATTTAACTATCACTTCAAGTCAAGCAGGGTTTCAAGTTGACCTTGCTGTTCGTCCCTACGGCTCTAACGTAGCAAATACTTCGCTCTCTACAATTGTTGTTACCGCCGCTATTAACGCAGATAACACGTTAAACATTACTTATTTATCAGATATTCAATCAAACATTAATACCCGCACAGGTGTGCGTTTACCTAACGGTCAAATAGTTACTCTTGAGCAGGCTGGTCTAACTCGTGTCTACGTTGCTCCCGTTGTAACCGCTGAAGTGATAACTCCTGGGCCAAC